TATGTTGTCATGTGAGAGCATGAGCAGTTCATAAGAGAACGACATATGTGTAGCGAACATATGTGAAGATAATTGATTGACGGACTCTTCATTAGATCCCTTCTGTGTAGTTTCTTCTTTAAGTTATTCCCGGAGATTATTCGGGATGGTCGGTTGTATATTGCAGAACCTCCTCTTTATAGTACGGACGATAAAAAGAATCCGTTCATCATCAATAAAGAGGATTATAACAATCGATATATCAAAGAGGTGATGAAACATTACACCATTGGAATGAAGCATAAAACAATCGAGTGGTTCCATAAAGATGATCTTTATCAACTCCTTATTGATACGACTTCCTATCTGGAAGATATTGAGCTGATTGCAGAACATTACTTTGTGAATGATCGTTTGATTGAGTGTATATTGGAAGAATTCATTCCGATGAATGTAACAAATAAAACAATCCAAAATGCACTTAAACAATTGAATATTGACCATCTCATGAAACGAATCGGAGAACAATTCCCTGAGATGTATTATGATCATGAGGATCATGTGATCAAGGGAATTATCGATGGGAAGTATCAATCGATTGAAGTTGGTAATCGTCTGCTTCGAAAAGGATTACCATTGATCGATATCATGCGAAAGCATAAATATTTCAACGGGAATGTGATTCTAAAACACAATAAAACGTTGGTGGAAGAAACACTTTCACTTGTCGAAGTATTGAAGATTCTTCAGAAATTCCAGCCGAAGATCCTTCACCGGTTCAAGGGCTTAACTCCACAGGCCCCATTCCTCTAATTGCGGGAAGTCCCTAAAGCTAAATCTACTGCAGCGTATATGCAAATATACATGCGCAGATGACGTAACGGTCATCGGATAGTAAAAACGATTTAGATATATGGGTAATCAAACGCAGCTAAATTTCTCATAGAGAAATAAGTTCAACGACTATCAGCCAACTCTGATATTGGATACATCACCATATCAATAGAGTCAGTAGAGTACACCCAAGCGGGCTCTTATCCTTGGCAGGGAAAGAGGGTAACTGGAAACGGGAAACGTCATATCACCAGAGGTATGGCAAGGTATAGTCTCAACCGTGTCTGTTGGAACGCAATAGATACGCCTCATACTTGGAATAGTATGTTGTCATGTGAGAGCATGAGCAGTTCATAAGAGAACGACATATGTGTAGCGAACATATGTGAAGATAATTGTGGGAGAAAACAGTTCGGATGACATCCGTAAAACGGTTATGGATCCGAATACGCGTTCACTCATTCGAGTCAACATCGGTGATATTGAGAATGATATGAAGATTTTCAACATTCTGCGCGGTTCTTCAAAGTTTGATGCGACGGCACGAAAAGAAATGATGAAGAACTTTGTACCGAGTCGTTATGATATTGATACCTAATGATATATTCTATTGGTAATCAATATAGAGGAGGATTTACAACATGGCAAAGAAAAAAGTAGAAGAGGAAATCATGGAAGAGACACATGATGAGGAAAAGTCTCTCCCAAAGAAAAACAAAGCAGTGCCGTATGTCCAACGATGGTTTGATGATTATGTCGTCAACGATAAAGAGGATATCAAAATCATTTGCCAGAATACGGCAACATCAATTGCGGAACAGTTCTCCATCAATATCAATGGTGGATTCAATGTCATCTATGCTGCGGCGTTCTATGAGACATTCCTCTCAATTCTGAAGTTCATTCGTGAGAAGCAGAAGACATATAATGAATTCTCCATCAACATTGCGGACCTCATTGTTGTCGGATATACCAATAATGATGATGATGCAAATGAGAAGGTTGGAAATTTCTTCCCATTCGTTGAATATGTTGGTAAGTATACAAAGGTCATCAACGATGATGATCGTATGGCCAGCGATAAAACAACATCCAATGTGATTCGTTGGAAGGAGCTCAATGTCAAACAGAATATTGAGTTCATGAAGAAAATTCAGCTGGATGCATTTGAATCCATTTCCAAGAATATGAAGATCAATCTTCGGACGGATGAAGCAATCATTCCGATCTTCTGTACGTTCATGTATTATGTTGCCGAGTATATGAAGTACAAGTTCAAGGAAGCGAATCATACAGAAGTATCAGAAGTCAAGATGAATGTCCTTGGACTGTTTGATATCTTCTATTCGTATGATGAAGAAGAAGGAAAAGAGATCGTCGACATTGTTCCGGGCATCAAGATGAAGCTTGAACTCAAAATGGATAATGTTGCAGATCGCGGTCGGTAATTAAAAAGAGGATGGGTATATAACCCATCCTTTTAATTATTATCCGTGCTATTCGTAATATGCTTGAAATCGTATTTCTTACGAAAATAAAGATATATTATAATAGTATAGATAAGTGTCAATTCTATATCCGTATAAGGAGGAAACTATCATGAAGGTTTCGAACATTCTCATTGGCGTTGTAGGTGCTGTGGTCGGCGCAGGTGCGCTGTATGCGTACAACCGTTTCATCGGTGGTGCTGCTCATGCAGATGAGTTCATCGATGATGACGTCATGGATGACGACGTTGTGGAAGAAGAGCCCGCATCGAAGAAGTAATCTACATTCCACAAAAATATTGGAGGGGAGAAATCCCCTCCTTTATTTTTTTTATTTAAATTACTTTCGATCAGTAAACTTTGGCAGGAAGTCATTCGCGAGATAACAGATACGCTTTCCACCAGCAACATAGAACTTGCGGCTAATTCCAACACCGACAGATTTGTATGATCTTACACGGAACTGGAATGAACTACGAGGAACAAATCCAAGGGTATACTGGGAAAGATCAAATACACGATCAATATTCCGAATATCGTGGAAGAGTGTTGGGAAGAGGCGAAGATCGAGAACAGTGAGTGCATATGATTTTCTGTCTACTGCGATCTCACGACTATCAATACCGATTGCAATATTTACTTTGCCTCCGGATTCAGGGAGTTCTGTTACATCAGCAATTGCACTCTTCACAAAATACTCTGTCTTATTTTCGGATTCTCCGAGTGAAATTTCGCGAACAACCGACTTTACACCAAGACTCAGAAGTAGATTCTGAAGATATTCAAGACGCGATTTGTTTGGGAATTCAATCGTGATGGAGTCTTTATACTTTTTGATATTGGTTGCAAATTCAAAAATACCCTGCACCATACGAATGCGGTCTTTGATCCAAGCCCGTTCATATTCAATTGGGAATACATTCCCATCATCTTTATTGAAGGAAGGATAATTTTTAAATAGCTCCGCCCACTTAATATTGGTATCTGTGGGATCATCCATACGGGAATAGTGATATGTTTTTCCATCCGTACTCCGATTTGCACGATATCGAACATCCGCCAACTTTACATTGGAATCATAAAAGCCTGGCTGAATCGATGCGATCTCCGCTGGAATTGCAACTTCCTCTTCACTGTAGTCGCCAAAAAGGAGCATTGGTCCAGCAATATATGGATCCGGATCAAGCGTATTAAGATCAAACTTCTCTCCGTAATAAACTTCCTTCTGCGTAAAATGGAACGTCTTAAGAAGTTCATCAAGCTCAGCTGTATCATACCAACAAACACGACCATCGCTAAATTCTACCATATAGAGTTCTTCTTCAATTTCATCGACCGCTTCAATCGTATGCTGCCTACAATTGTAGTATTCATAAATCTTGTCTCCTGGTTTGATTTCCAGGATAGGAACATTTCCTCGCTCGGTGATCATATACATTTTATCCATAACATTTGCTGCCATTTCTGAAACAACTCCTTCTATTTGTTACTAAAACAAGACTTTCGGGTAACTATAATCTTAATTTAAGTGTTGGACAGAGACTTGCAGGATGCGTGCAAGGGTAAATATCATTATGATGGGAGGAAATGAAAATGAATCATAATCCATACTTTGATGATGAAGATATTTATATGATTGACGGATGTACAGCAATCAATGAATATTTCAATGAGCAGGCTAACAATTTGAAGTGCGGGCACGCTTATTCTTCATATAAAAAGATGGGAACATTCCAAGCAATCGATGACATGTTCAACAATGTATTTCATATTTATTATCCCAGCAATATTGATATCATACTCATGGATCTATTTTGCACCGATATGACATGGCGGATGAAAGAGATCGATATTTGTTCCTACCTAGGGATTCCACATGATACATTCCGCGATATTGCTGATCAATATGAAGATGTCAGAAACATCCTTTATCAGATCATGATAATGTTCTTTGCTCTTGGAGGGAACAGAAAATGAAATATGAAAACAGTTTTTGGGATCGTTCCGTTCATGAAATCGGATGGAACATCCCAGAGACTGATTGAAAGGTTGGATCATAATGTCGACAAACATGAAAGATGGAGTATTAGACTCCATCTCTTCTATTTATGGTGCCTTCATTAAAAAGCGTGAAGATTTGAAAGCGGAGAAGAAGGCAGAAGAAGAAAAGAAAAACGAAGAAATCGTTGAGGAAGTAGAGGAAAAACCGAAGCTCAGTAAGAAAGAAAAACGAGAGCAAGCGTTTAAACGATGGGAAACGGTAATCAGTGAACTTACCGGAGAAGATATTGATTACGAAAAACCGAAATCCAGTAAGAAGAAATACCGAAAGTGGCTTGATGATGAGGTTGGACCGATTCAGGATAAGCCGAAGAAAAAGAAGAAGCGAAACTACAATAAAGAATTTGCTCCGGAATTAGCAATGTTGAAAAATATTGTAGCGGAACAGAATCGTTTCAATGCAGATCTACAGAGGCGATATTCCAATGCAGCTGGTCCGAATACAAGAGATGCAATGCCGCTCAATAAGAATCTCGTCGAACTAGCTGCTGTCATCAACTCGGGACGATCCAATTCATTGTCTCTATTGCGTGAAATCGGATCGTTGAAAAAGAGTATCAGCGATCTATATATGAAGCAGGCGAAGTTGGATGCTGATCTAGGCAATGGTAGTGGTGGAGTCGATTCAAATGATCTTGCTCTGCTCGGTTCATCGATTATGAATAATTCCATTGATAATGTATTTATGCCAAATACTCCTAGTACGAATAGCAGCATGAGTATGCAACCATCGTCTATGGCAAACCCATCCATCGTTCCATCAAATGCTCAGACTCAAATTGTGTCACCACAGGTTGTATCGACATTTGACCCAAATACATGGGGTGGGATGGATCACATCGATGTGACCTCTGCACAGTTTGAAGCAATCCCCCATACGGTTGTGGTTGAATATCATCAGTCGGAAGATAAAACGAGGTTTAAGGCAATTCGAAACGATACGAAGGAAGAACTTCAAGGATGCCCAGTACCGACATGTGCAATCAAAACAATTGATACAAAGAATGGTATGGCGAAAGATGAATTTGATCAAGTATATCCATTAGAAGTTGTTGCATAAAATAAAGAGGAGGGAAATTCCCTCCTCTTATTAATTCAATTTTTGAAAAAACGTTCCAGATAATATTTTCAGAAATGAGAGGATTTTGAACCATGGATAAGAACCTGTTTATTGTATTTGAAGGTATTGACGGTTCCGGGAAGACAATGCAGACGGAGAAATTATATTTCAACATCATTCGTCAGTTGAATCAGGAAGTCCATTATACGAAAGAACCGACCGTAGGACCAATTGGCGTATTCATCAAAGAGTATTTCCTTTCTGGAAAAATCGATATTAGTGAAGAAGCATTGATGTATCTTTTTACTGCTGATCGAATCGAGCATCTTTATACAGGGGAAAACTCGCTTGAGAAAATGTTGGAACGATCGCATGTCATTTGTGATCGATACATGCTCTCATCATTGGCATATAATAGCTTTGCATATCATAGTAATGTATTGAAGGATATGGCATTTGGTAAGACGCATAGAATTCCAGATATCACATTCTTTATGGATATTCCAATTGAGGTTGCAATTGAGCGAATTAAAGAACGTAAAGGTCCGAGAGAAATTTTTGATAATGTTAGTAAGCTACATGAAGTATATGATCGTTATCAAAACATTATTCATGAATATCCGAATCACAATATAAAAGTGATTGATGCGAATCGAGATCCCAATATCGTTGCGGAAGATATTTTCACAACGCTCTGTAAATATATCGATGGTATTGCATAATCTTATATATTATAGATGCAATATGATTTTGGTAGGAGGTATTTTTTGTGAAAGTTTATTTAAATAGCATTGATGGGATCGATGATGCAATTGTTGCGATGCATATGAGCAAGCGTACATGGAATCCAGACATGGATGCGGCCATTCGTTATATGTGCACTGTTGTAAATGCGTATAATGGTGTATATATACCTAAGGATGAACACAATGATGGTCGGTTGGACAAACATTTTGACGCATATCATGAATATATGACGAAGTTATTGAAGTGGGGACGACTTCATATCACACTTCTTAAATTCATCGATATTTCTGTAACGGTGGAGGGACTACATCGTGCAGGTCAGGATGATTGGGATTCCCATGCACAACGATTTCAAAATCGAATTGTTCGATCCTCGACGAGATTGGCATCCTTCTCCGATGGTGAAAAATCTGATTTCTATAAAGGGAAGATCAAATACCCATTTGAGGCATTGAATGATTTGGGGCTTGTCATTCCGGAAGAGTATGGTGAATTTAAAGATGATGATGGAATCACCTGGGTGAAGACCGATTTTGGATACATCAATAAAAAATATATGGGTCGGAAAGACGTTCATCGTGGATTATATCCATTGGCAATTCCATCTAACTTCATATTCCGTTGCAATCTAACAGATTGGTCTCACGTATATAAAGAGCGGAATGCGAAGAGCGGAGCAAATCCGGAAGTCAAAGAATGCTGTGAAGCAATCGCAGATGCATTGATTGAGGCACAACCTCTCTTCACTCGCGAACTATTTATGGAAATTAAGTGTTAATCAAAGGAGGGGAATATTCCCCTCCTTTATTATATAATATGGGGGTAGCGTATGTTTGAAATTGATATTGCTGCAATTGTTCAGAAATATGAATCAAAACGAAATGGGAAATCGGAAAAGTTCAATATTCTTGTAAATGCCGAAGGCGTTTATATGCAAGGAGTGGATAGTTATCAACTTCTTGGAGCACTTGTTTCCACACGAAACGGATTCCAATTGTTGAAAAATGTATTAACCTATGAGCGGACGATGAAATATGCATTTACCGCACTACGTGGAGAAGTGCCAAATAAATATATTGTAACAACGGAGACCGATGATCCATTTGATCCAAGAATGTCACAAGTGTTTGTTGATGAGGCTAACTATATCTATATGGGGCAACCAGTATTTCTGCCAGACTTGGTAATCATCCTATTATACACCTCGCGGTTATGGGATGATGTACGAAATTTATTTCGGAATACAAATATGGATGATATTAGTTTGCGTTCTAAAATCTCTGATATTCTCAAGGTAGATTTTGGATATATGATATCGCCCATCGGTGACCCGGTAAAGATTGATAATCCTGCACCAAATGGAGAATATTATTTGGATTATTAACAATCGCATCTTCTCTATATTCAGTGATATATTATTACGATAGAGATGAATGAAGAATTATCTATATAGGAGGAATTTGCAATGAATGATATCATCAAAGCAGCCGCTATGGGCGCGGCAGCCGTATTCGGCGCATATGCAGCCGGAGCGATTTGCGCCACTGCAACCAATATTCTCGTCAAGAAGGATGAGAACAAGAAGGTTGAAGATGCTCCGAAGCAGGAGCAGGCTCCGGCTGTCGGCTAATTGAAAAAATAAGGGAGGGTTCATACCCTCCTTTATTTTTTGCAATTTATATATTATGAATATAATATAGGAACTAGTGAAAGGATAGATATCATATGAATGAAATTACAAATGAGGATTACAATAAGGCATTGCTGCATCTGCAATCAATTGTTGAGCGGGTTGTTCAAATTACCGAATTGATGCAGCAAGGCAATATTGAAATGGCAAAGATCGAAATGAATGAATTATACATGGAATCTGTGAACTCTGATGTACGAAAGTACGGAACAAGGATAACCAACATCGTTGAGCATCTTTTGAAATTAGCATATTGTGATAACTACCATGATGTTGAACGGGATGCAAGGGGATGGGAAGTATCCATCGATAAACAGCGAAATGATATTATCAATGATACTAATTGGGGGATGGATGATCAAGAAGTAAATATACTCCGTGTCGTCGAGCATGATATGCCACGGCATTACATAAAAGGAGTTCGTATGTACAATAAATCCATTCGTAGAAACATATCTCTTCGAGAGAATAGTAAACGAATCCCAGAAAAATGCCCATGGAGCCTTGATGACCTTTTGGACAAAGAGATTGTCGATCTTGTCAAAATGCTGGATGGGCATACCGAATATTATAGGCAATACTTATTGGATCATTATCCAGATGATATTTTAGATGCCGATGTTGAATAAATAGAGGAGGGTATTACCCCTCCTATTTTTTTATTAAAATTCAAATACTTCTGGCTCAATGTATTTCTTTTTGTAGAATTCCGTTTTGTTGCGTTTTGGAAAAATTTGTGTAAACGGAAATAATACTTCCTTATCTAACACGACAGCAAATTGTGTATGTTCTGTGGGTTTACCATGCGGATGACATGTTTTCGTATGGCAGATGTAGTGGGAATCTCCTACCATTTCAAGGTTTTCTTTCAATTCACAAATCGGACAGTTCATTTAAAGTTTCCCTCCTTCTAAAGGAATGATCGATAGAGAAAGGTTGATCTTATGAATTTCTTAGAATTCAAAAATCTTCCCTATGGATTTTATGAATTGGATAATGATAAAATTGTATTTACGGAAAACGCAAAATACGGTTCCGTTGATTTCATGAAGTTGAACGCGCGGCAGATTCGTTTACCGGATGGGCGTGGTAACATTGTATTCTTGTTATCCAATACGTTTGAGCATGGGCTAGATATACTAAAGTCTGGAACATTTGTTGTTCCCCCAACGTATCGTAAATTTTTCTTCCCACCAGTAAACTTTGGGTCCTTCATGGGAAAGAGATATCGAATGAATCTTCTCCCTCAGCAACCTACACGATTTGCTGAAATTAAGGAGCAGTTCCCAACATTGCAACCGGTACCGACACGAACACTCTCTCCGACAATGATGAATACATTCGTGAATATTTCAGATATCTATCAATGCGTTAATCATATTGCCGAACGGTATCCAATCAAGCGTCTATATCAGGAGTATTTCCAAAATTTCAAACAGATTGTTGATGGAATTACTCCTCCAATTATTAAAAAAGATGACGATCTACCAAATCCAGAGGATAATAATCGAATCTGGTTGATCGATGTAAGTCAATTCCGTTTTGACAGTCTCGATATTCAAACCTATAAAACAAATCCGCTATTCCTGCTATATTATGCATATCTTAGGGATAAAGATTTGACAGGATATGAAATTGATCAGGATATGATGATTTGCTCATCCAAATTTGTTATGAAATTCAATCCTGCTCTGATGGATCGAGAGAAGATTGGTGAATTCCGCCGTGCACTATTCCGCATCATGAATGCAGATTTGAGTAAAGTGGTTGATGATCTTCCTGCAGATGAAAAAGAGCGTGAGATTGGAGAAACATTAACGTCTGATGAAATTGATCAGGAGATTGATAAACATACTTCTTTGATCGCCCCAGATATCAAAAAGGATACGGAAAAGATCTTAAAGAATTCCATTGCAAAAAAAGTGCAACAGAAAAAAGAGGGGCGAGAAGTATCTACACAGTCGACAGCACCAGATGCTCCACCGGATATGGAACCGCCCGAAAAGAAATCTTTATTTCAATCCGTCATCAATGATGATGGTCTACCCGAAGAAGATGATTCGGATGATGAATATGAGGGGTATGGAGATCTTCCGGTAGAAGATGAAGAAGATACTGATGAAGATGTTGATGATGCTGCCAATGACGAAGAAGTCAAAGATGAAGTCAATGAAGAGATTCAAGATAAAATTATTCCCATCAAAGATACTACATCTTCTCCCGTTAATTCAGCACGAGATCTAAAACTTCGAGAAGAACAGAAGAAGATCATGGTTCGAGATTCTAGCATTGAAACGATTCTTGCACGTGATACTTCAAATATCCCGATCGAAGAAGAAGATAAAACACTGCAATTGAAGACAGCAAATCCGAATGTTAAAAAGGTGAAGTTTGCCAACTTCGAAAAGACATATCTTTCCAAATTATTCCATAAAGATATGGTATCGTGTTTCGATATGCTGAAGGATAAGAATAATCCATTCTACATTACTGGGGTGGAGATTGAAGATACATCAACACCAGAAGATGTGAAAGAAACATGGCATGTTCATCTAACCAATGGGGATAAAAAACGTTCCACGATCAGCATTGATGTACCGAAATTCTATCAGAACAAATATATGATCATTGGTGGAAATAAGTACATCATTCTGAAACAAAATTTCTACAATCCGCTAGTAAAGGATACCGATGATACGGTTATTATGACAACCAACTTCAACAAGGTGACCATTACCAGAAAGGCGACGAAATCATTGTCTCCGGTCGAAAAAATGTTTTCGTTCATTCGGAAGACAAATAGTCCTCTCTTTACTGCAGGTGATTCAACCAAAGATAATGATCGATATATTTCTACGTTGGAATATGATGAATTTGCGCGTCGTATTTTTAAATTCGAAACAGACACCTGTCATCTATTCTTCTCTCGAAAATATATTGAATCCAATCTTATGGATCGAATCCCTCATAACATCAAAGGGGATGAATTCTTCATTGGTTGGGAGAACGATGGACCAATTTTGATCAATGAAGATACTGGATTGGATCAAAAGGATCGTAGCATCTATGATATCATTGCTTCTCATCTTTCGGAAGATCAGCAGAAGATTCTACAATCCATCAAAGCTCCAAAACAGTCTATGTATGTTGAAGCAAAGATGGCTGGTATTTTTGTTCCATTGGCAATCATTATCATTAGCTGGGTTGGATTTGAAGAACTTTTAAAACATATGGGAATCAAGTATGAGTTCCTTGCAGACGTGAAAAAAGTTCCATCTGATAACACTCGTTACTATCTTCGATTCAAAAATGGTATCTTTGCCTATGAGAAAAAGCTGTTCGCCGAGCTTCTCCTCAATGGGTTGAATAAATTGAATCTGGATCAGATTGAGTTTAATTCCCTGAATGATCGTGAAGGTGTTGCAGATTATATCAAGACGCTCTTTGGTACATATAACGGAATGAATGAGCTGTATAATTTTTATGAGTTTATGATGGATCCAATTACGGTTGATATCTGTAAAGATCTTCTTCTTCCAACAAATATTATTGATCTTTGCATCCATGCGACGAAACTGCTTTCGGACAACAAGAAAGTATCAAAGGTGTACGATTATTCGTTCCGCACACGATCCATTGAAATCATTCCTGCAATGTTATATTCACTGATTGCTGCACAATACAAAGCACATGTGAAATCTGGTGGGCGACTCCCAATGACATTAAAGCGGGAAGCATTGATTTCGAGACTCATTCAGGAAAAGACGGTGGATGAATATTCGACATTGAACCCATCCTCAGAAATGACAAAGACTCATGTAATTTCAATGAAGGGGTATCGCGGATCAAACTCGGAATATGCATATGACAAACAGAAGAGAGCATATGATCCAACAGCGATCGGTAAACTATCGATGTCAACATCTCCGGATGGAAACGTTGGTATCAACCGATATTTGACCGCAGAACCAAACATTCGAAATGCTCGCGGATATCGTGATCCTGTGGATGATGTTGATACATTCAAAGATGTTAACGTATTTGACCCAATTGAACTTCTTACTCCTGGTGCAGTACGACAAGATGACCCAGTGCGTACTGCAATTGCTGGAAAACAATCGGGTCACGTTGTTCCAACCGTTGGATCACAAGCGTCACTAATTTCGAATGGATTTGATGAAGCCGTTCAATACCATCTTTCCAATGATTTCGTTATTAATGCAGAAGAAGATGGAGAAGTTGTCGATGTAAATGAAGAAACTGGATTTATCATGGTCAAATACAAATCTGGAAAACATCAGGCCATTAATCTGAACCATGATATTGTCAAGAATTCCGGTGGCGGATTTTACATGTCCAATACATTGAAACCAACACTAACAAAGGTTGGAGCAAAATTCAAAGCAAATGCAATTCTTGCATATCATCCAAAATATTTCAACTATTCCCCACTCACTGGTCTTCGATATTCTATGGGTCCATTGGCAAAGGTCGCGTTCCTGAATACATATAATACATATGAAGATGCTGGATTCATTACAGAAGAATTTGGACGAAAGTTAGAAACAGCAATTGTTTACAAACAAGAAGCTACGTTTAAAGCAGGATCTAATATTCTGGAAATGAAACAAATCGGAGACCATGTTGTCATTGGCGATGCATTGATGAAGTTCACGAATTCTTTTGATGACAAAGAGATCATGAAGTACTTAACAAAGTTGAGTGATGAAAGTGATCGTACAATGTTGGAAGAAGAAATCAACAACGAAGTCAAAGCGCGCCATGCTGGTAAGATTATCGATATCAAAGTATACACACGATTGGATCCATCGAATCTTTCTGATTCGCTCGGGGATATTGTTCAGAAGTATTTCGATAAAGGAAATAAGAAGAAAGAATATCTCAAATCATTCGATCCTTCTGAAGGAGCGATTCATGCAGGATACCTTGTTACCGATAATACTGCTCCATTGGTAAATCGATACAACATGGTGAAGAAGCACAAAGGCATTGATGTTCTAATTGAATTCTATATCGAGCATGGAGATACCTGTGGTGTCGGAGATAAGATTGCACTCTACTCCGCAAATAAACAGGTCATCTCGGAAGTATGTCCAGAAGGATATGAACCATATTCTGAATTCCGTCCAGATGAAAATGTTGATGTTTTTTGTAGCCCAGTTACCATTTCTCGACGCATGACCAAGTCGAGCGAATTCCTATTGGCTACTGGTAAAGTACTGGTGGAATTGAAACGACATATCAAATCAATGATTAAATTTGGGCAGTAAATTGAGAAGGAGGGATTGTCCCTCCTTCCTTTTTTATTTGAAATTGAACCCTTAGTTATAATATGCTCGAAAGAGGTGATTGATTTATGGCAATCGAAACAAATCGACTTGGATATGATGGATCATTGACCGTCGATGAGTATGGAAATAATAAAATTATCAAAACGCCAGAAATGATTCGGAATATTGTCACATGGATTTTATTTGCAACACCAGGATCCTATCCATCCATACCGCATCTCGGATTGAACATTCGAGAATTGCTTTATAATCATTATGATGAATTGGACCAAAATCAGTTGGCAAATCGTATCATTGCACAGTGTGAAGAATTGTCTTATTATTTCAATAAAAAAGAGCTATCTGTACGAAAACAAAAGTATTACAATCGTCCTGCAATTTATATCAATATCAGTATTGCAGGAAATATCTATGGTGCAAATGACGACCATAGTAACAATTATACCATTCTTGCTGCAATTGACGAAATGAATGAATTGTTCATTAATGTGGATAATTCTCCCTATAAGAAGAAATCAAAACTTCCAAATGAAACGATTGTCACAACGACCAACGATAAATTGCAATCCGTTCCATTAAATATTCACATTTGAGCGGAGGTAGGAAATGAAAGTTCTAAATCGAAAAGATGTGGAAGCAACCATTTATCGTGTATTTGATAAACTCGATCCCACTGGCATCAATACGGATCATTATCGGAACATTTTCTCTGTGATGAAAGATGAAGAGTTTGCAAAATTTATGAAATCATTTTTAGATGATGAAAAAGATAATTTTGCATTTCAGCTCATCGATTACGAAAATAAACTCGATATGCAGAATTGTGAAAATGCTGCCAATGAGCTTGGTATTCCTCTGATGGAATATGTATATCTCCCTCACCTGAATCGAGATAAAAACAATGTTGTTGTAACCAAAGAAAAATGTCTCGTTGGCTATTATAATGTCAAGCGTACACAGCAGATGCTTCATAAGAAAAATGGGATGACCATTAACAATGACAAAGTATCCATGCTCACGGGTCAGGTCATTAATGAAGACAAGAATTCTCGAAACAGTGATATTGAAGCAACAATGCTCGTTTCCATCGGTGCAGATAAAATTCTACAGGAATTGCACGGACCTCGATCGGATGATTCTGTTATGAAACGAGAGATGGAGAAATCCATTGCACAAGACGGATATGTTGAGTTGGATTCACTAACCAATGATCCGCGTAATAAGACAACACTCAATACCGTAAATACATATCTATTGGCTGCTGCACTGAAGACAGATCTCATTACAGACAGTTATATTCTTCCAAAAACACAGGAAGATATGGGTGTTTGATTGAGTAAATAAAATAGGGGGACCAACACTAAAATATAAAGTCGTGTCCCAAAACGTATATATTGTATTTTGAACATAAGGAGAGATATCTAATGGTAAAAATTCAAGTTCTTGGCAATGGACTCATTCCTCGCATCGGACTACTTGCTCCAATCACGGAACCGTTCACAGTAGGTCGCATGGTTGCAGCAACCATCATCCAGACATCGCCAAATCTCACAGTAAACTATCTGAATCCGGCGGATGGAAAGTTCTATCCACTGACACGTCAGAATGTTATGAGTGTCTTTGATGACCTCGAAGATGATGATGCGGATGTGAAGGTTTCCGCAGCACCGGTCGAACAGAAAGAGGAAGCTCCAGTAGAATCTGCACCGGTTGAAGATAAGGAAGCTGTTGAATCCGAGAAAAGCGAACCTGTTTCAGAGGATACGGAGTCGAGTGAACCTCAGGAAGATGAAGAGTCTGTAGAAGAGAATGAAGAGAATGAAGAGCTTGCTCCTGTGGAAGGTCGCAACTCCAAAAAGAAGAATAAGAAGCGTTAATTGATTGATATTAAAAGGAGGGGATTGTTCCCCTCTTTTTATTTCTTATTATATGAAGAGGATGAATACTGTGGAAAAACCAGTCGTTATCGCGATTGACTTTAACAATTTTCTATTTCAATCGTACTATGGGGAAAAATTATTCAACAGCAAAGGTCAAAATGTAAATGCAATCCGTGGGTTCTTTTATAAATTAAGAGAGCTGAAAGATGCATTGAATCCAGATTGTATTGTGATATGTAACGATGTCAGTCGAGAATCCACGTTCCGTCGAAAATTGTGCAAAACATACAAAGCAAATCGAAAACAGAAAGATGACGATATTCTATTTCAAATGAAGTATTCTCTTCACCTTTGTGGGTTGCTCGGATATCCAATTCTGAATCATGCCGAGTATGAAGCAGATGATGTACTCGGAATGGTTTCTCGTTATTGTATGGATCATGATATGTATTGTATCCTGATTTCATCGGATAAAGATTTGTATCAGCTCGTGAACGATAGCGTATATGTTTATTCTCCCAGAAACAAAGAGTACGTCGATGGAGAGTGGTTGATGGAGAAATATGGACTTACTCCAGAAGAATGGATTGAGCTGAAAGTGATTCAAGGGGACCACTCGGATAATATTGTCGGAATTCCTGGAATCGGAGAGGTGACCGCATTAAAACTTATGCGTGAATACCATTCCATCGAAAACATATACAATCATCTGAACGAGTTACAGCAGCGCACCAAGGTGCTATTAGAAAATGGAAAAGATTGCATTCCATTAACAAAAACCTTGGTAACGATTATTACCGATTATACAAAATTGAATATGAATGAAACATCGTTCCAACGAAAACCAATTGAATACGATGCGATCAATTCTTTATTAGCTGAACTGGAGATATATTCGCTGTGGGATATCATGCAGTACTCGTTATATAAATGACACGATATAAAGGAGTGAATCAGATGATTCAGTGTATTTGCGAATCGAAACTTTCCACAAGTTATGTGTTTCAAGATATTCGTGAAAAGTTGCAGGGCAATAGTGATCCGATGGTACGAGCCGTAGATCTCATTAAGAATGCAAAACATTTAACGATCAATGATATCGAAGGAATTTATATTCAGCTGAAGCAGTATACAAATTCCCTATCGAGAGCCGCAATTTCAAAATTTGAAAATGGGAATATCATCCTTCTCTATAATGATAATCCTGCAAATTCACTAACACAAACTCTACCGTTCATGACATTCCGTCGCGCGGATACCTATATCACCTATCTATTCATTGATCGTTTCGTAACGCACAATAAAGCTGGTGTTATGAATATCAGTGTTCCGGTTCTTCATGATCTTCTCGTCGGCGCAGCCATTAGTAATGCATTGTATACGGATTATAGTCGGTTGACACAATCTCCTTATCTGGAGAACACGCTAATGGAATGTTATACGGAACTCTTTGTACGCATCCTCAATCGGGAATATGCAATTGGAACGGATAAACGTATTTTTGAATCGGCGAAATATTATATCCGCAAATTCTTCCTCATTCATATTTTCGGATCGATTCATTCGATGGATGATATTGATCAGGAATCATTGGCAAAGCTTACACATCTGGCTGAGATGGATATCCAGCTTCTTAAATCCAATTGGTCAAATGTAAATCCGTCGGACATTCGCGGATTATTGGAGTTACTGACGGGACTTAGTCCACGAATGAAAACTCTGGAGCTGGGAGCGTTCTTATCTCAGTGGATCAATATGTATTACATGCCCGCACTATTTGCTGTCGACACCATTGAATATCTCATCTTTGCGGTTCTTACCATTCTAAATGGGAATAATATCATTTCCATTGGGGCATCAAATACAATCAAAGATATTCGAAATATTAATTCGATTCGCGAGGAACTTTTGAAGTTAATCCAAGTGAATTAATCTCATTAGAAAAGGAGATATACCTTTATGGCGCAGCGTGTAATTGATCAGGTCGAAATTCCAGAGGATATTGCAAAAGAACTATCCGATCTTCTTGTGAAGCAGGTTGTTCGTGAGCGTGTACTTCTTGCATCACTTTCCGATCCAGTAAAGTTTGAAGAAGCAGAGAAGCTTATTCTTCCGATTACGGAAAAGATTGAAGCAATGAAGACTCGTATTACGCAGTCTTATATCCCTGAACAGTATAATGATCCCAAATATATTTGGAATTATAATGGATACGCAATTTCCCAGAATAAGATTGAAATCATTGAATCTGTTTGATATGAATGAGAAGGGGAATGTCCCCTTCTCATTTATTATTTCGATGGGAGGAAAATTGATATGAATAATCGCAGATTATTTGAAGAAGACTTTGATATCGTTCATGAATTATCCATTGGATATAAATATTACGAGGACGAGTTACATATTTATGGAATGCGCAACAAGTATGACGTAATAGGTTTGCATGATTTTAATTGTGAGAACCGATGGGAATGGTTATCGGAAAATGTGCACGATAGTCTTTTATCAGTGAATCCAAATCTTACAAAAGGTGAGATTCATGATGTTTGTAGTGCCATTATTCAACTTTCCCGACGTTACCCTGAATACTTATCAGTTCCGGAAGTTACAGAGTCGGTGTGCAATCAGTTCCAAAAATTGATTACGGCGTATCGACGTCTAACGGATGAATCGACATTATTGGACTATCGTAACGCACGAAAAAGTTTCATTAAAAAATTCAATTGGGCAACATATCATTTTATGATCAATTCAATTTATGCATACGATTTTGGACAAGATGATGAAATGGTGCATTTCAACGAATATATGGAACAGCATGTGAATAAAGAACTTATCTGCATGAAATATTATGATAAATATTATCGATTCTGATAAATAAATGAGGGGGATTTCCCTCATTCTTTTTTACCGGTTCACGGAATATATAAAGTGATTGATAAGGAGTCGATGATATTCAATGAATACATTATATGATTTACTGAATAAATATAAAGAAAAGATTCACAATCAGCCAAAAGATTCGGATGCATTCTATACCATGGCGAATGGTGCACGTATACGTATTCATCGTTTGAATACAGAAGAAACTAAGTGTACCATTGCAATTGGTACAGGAATTGTCGAAACAGGCGAAACAATTTATATGGATAATGATAATATCCTTATGGGGCTGACCATCTATCCGAAGGCGACATTAAAAATTACAAAACAATTATTATTGAATCACGGTTGTTCAATTGAATGTAATGGTGGTTTAATTATCGAAAAACGAGCACGACTTTATCTTCGTGGAAACAAATCCAATGTAGTTGCATCCAACACAAGTACCGTTACCATTGATAATAGCTCTGATGTGATCGTAAATGAAGGATCGTTGTGTGAGATCTTTGGATCAATCAACATCGACGTTTCTCGGTTAAAAGTATTGAAGAATAACCCACGCTTCATATTGGCCGATGGGATTGATTTGCAGATTACAAACATTCCAGAATTGAAGGATGTTTATACGCTCAATAATTATTTAAAATCAATTCATGAAGAAAGTTTAACACCAGATAGCATTGGAGAAAAAGTATTCAATGATGGAAAATCGGTCATTGGATATTCTTATGCATACGGGGATTATGATGCAAACTATTGGGGATGCGATATCCAACTATTCAAAGGAGATATCATTCTCGGTAATTTCCATTCTCTTTTCTATGGAAGTGTTGGAACTACGCTCGAAAAGCATGAACGTGGAAAAGAGTATAAAGATTGCCATTACTTCCGAAATTTAAGAATCGATAAATCTGCAACACTTCATATTGTTGATAAAGTAAAAGATGCAGATACTTACATGCCGGGATTGTATATTGGGTATTCATCCAAAGAAAATACGCCAATCGATCTGCATGCAAAGTGTACTGTATTCGGTAAAGTTATATGTAGTGGTAACGATAGCATCGTTATTTTGGATCATGGGATGATTGTCATCGAAGAAGATGCAGAAATGTATTTCTACAACCATTCGACATTCAAATTGCGAAATAACGGAATTTTACAAATCAACGGCACGTTACGCATCGATTCCATTGATCGTATGGTTGGATTCAATCCGGATGCAATTGTATTTGGAAAAAATGGTAGACTCATTATTGAGAATACCGATCACGACAAAGATTTTGTTTGGTTGGAAACCCCCATTGGATTCAAATCTCATAAAATCCATACGTTGATCACCGGAGATACGATTCAACATCTAACGGTAAAGTTTAATCAATACACCGGGATCAAATTAGATCGTTATACAAAATATTTCGGACGCGATGTTTCAAATTGGTTCTTCGGAAAACGATTTGAAGAATGTATCGCAGAAGGTATTTTTGAATGGGATCATGGATTCATTGAATTGGATTATACGATCTTCGAATGGTTGACCCATGAGTCCAATTTAAAGGATGTCGGCATTCTATTTAATACAAGCGCATCCTATGATGTTGATCGACTACAAGAATTTGTTTCATCGATCCATGCATTTGATAATATCAACTGTATCATTTTCAAATTTGTATCGCGGAAACAAATCAAACGAATTCCTCTCTATTTAAAGAATATCAACATTCGTCATTTTTATTATAATGGAATGAATGACCGATACATTCTCAGAACCAGCAATGATGGAATGTTATATTTGACAAATAGTGAAGATGTTGATGTTGTGAAGGATTACAAACAAAAAGAAATTATTTATCACAACGAATGTGAATTTAATGTAAAATAATATGGAGGGGTATATACCCCTCCATATTTTATTATGAATTGAGCCATTCTGAAATCATGTTCTTGGATTTGTTTAGGATGCGTTTATCCGTGAGCGGTTGTACAAAGATACTTGCATTTTCTTGAACAACAGCACTATTTCCACACATACCGACAATATTTGATTCGTCAATGTGGAATGATTCACAAAGGAGTTTCATTTCATCCGAATTCGAACGAAGCATTTCCCGAAGTTCATCAAATGTGACAAGCGTGCCACCAAATGTTTCCTGGAAATGTTTTGTTTGATTAGCAGACTCCATCAGTGGCTGATTTAATTCTGCCAGGGCATCCGAATGGGAAGGATAATTGACCCAATCGTATGTGATAAGTCGTGTCAGAATAATCGTTGGCTTTCCATCGACATTCGTCATATTACCAAATACGCGTGCACTAAATCCTGGAATGATCTTACCATCCAGAATCTTCGTTGCCATGTTACGACCACTTTCGGTCGCATTGTCCGTCTGGATGTGTGCTTTCAGAAGATTTCCTTCACAGCGAGGTTTCCGAATATAGTGGGATGCACGCCCAAGGTCTGTTGCGGTTAATCGAGAAATTGCTAATTTCTGACCATCAATCAGTGGCGTCGGATGATCTTCCTCACCCTCCCAGCAATTTCTTTTTCGTTGATCAACCACATATGGATCGGTCTGAACCATGGTCCACACATTATCCTGTTGATAATTTCTACCATTGCGATTCAGAACACCAAAGGATTGTAACACCGATTCAAATTCAACAATGGGAAATCCATTCGATCCTTTACGTACGCTATATCCAAAGTTTTCATAATCCTCCGGAAATGACGTTTGTTCTGAAATATAACACAATCCATCTGTTAATTGTTTCATTTTGAATCCCTCCAATTAACCGAGGACGATATCATCATCCGATGTTTTGTCATTCTTTGTATCTTCTTTGGATTCCTTGGTATCTTTCTCAACATCATCTGCTGCTTCTCTTTCAGTATCAATCAACTGCGCACGAAGCTTTTCACTCTTCTTGCGAAGCTCATCAACAGAAGCCTGCTGCTTTTTCAGAATTTCTTCCTTTTTATCGTCGTCGATGTTTTTACGATTCTTGAGCTGATCCATATTACGCTCGATGAGAAGAATCTGCTCATCAAGGTCCATGATCGTATTTACTTTACGACGATAGCGGATCGCAACCGCACACTGGATGAGTGGAATAATACCAAATAGGGAGCGTCTCACGATATTGAAGATATTCACTCCAGAGTTCACAATGACATTGAGGTTGTCAACAATGTTGGAAATTCCATCAATTGTGATTCCAATGCCACCGGCTTCATGTACAGGGAGAACCATGTTTTCTGAAATCTTTACAATTTCCTTCATATAATCAACATGACCCTTATCCTTCATCTTTTCGACCATGCGATGAAGTGTGTCGAAGATGAGTCCACCATGCTCTGCATAGGTTTCTTTATTCGTCTGCTTTGCTACATTTCCATCCAAGTTGTAATAGCATGCAAGTGCATACTGTGCACTGGTGTAGCACAGATAAAGGATGCATTCATATTCGATAACAATCAGGTCTGCTTGTTTCGAATAAGCATTTTCATAATACTGTTTGTATGATCTCAGGGTAGCAATTGCTGATTCAATGTCATTGCCAACATTATTTGCCGTTGCATTCTTCAGTTCTTTCAGAACACGAATGGAGGTTTCCAACTGGGCAATCTGATTGAACTTGTCAATATTGCCCTTTGAATCACGGATGTCATTATCGACCTTCGTCAGTTTTTTCGTCGTAAACTTGGCTGCAATCTTACGGATAATATTCTTGATAAATCCGAGGACTTTCCCACCAAGCTTCTTCACATCAGCAGATGCTTCGGTGTATACTTCTGTCCCTTCAGTATATCCCTTCATGAAGATATCCTGAATATCATGGTATAAATTTTTTGTGTACATTCACAACATCTCCTATATCAACGATTAATCATCTTGCTGAGCTCTGAGCTAATTCTTGAATTATCCTGCTTCTGGATCTCAGCATCCAGGGAAGCAATGGACTGTACATCCCAATCGGAATTTCGATCAAAGTACATCTTCATTGTTCCAGCAATCTCATCAACAATTGTCAATGCAATGAGGAAAAGAGAATTACAGAACTTTGTGGTTGTATTGATATCGTTTAGATCGATGCCCGTATTATCACGAAGATAGATGACATCTGCCTGAGACAGTACCATGGTGCCATTCGGAATTGGAAGAGTTTTCCCATGCGCATTAATGATGGTTCCCGACAGCTTCTGATAATCTGCGAGCTGTTTCAGTGTAGAGAGCCATGCATTTGTCTTTTTGAGAGCACGTGCCGCATTCTTCTTAATATTGGAGAGATTAAGGAAATAATCCTTCGCAGAAATTTCTCCACTTGTATAACGAACCTTCTGGAGTTTACGGTTGCTGCCATTCACAATATCTTCGAGGTCATCGTTTAGATCCTTCAGTTCGATCGGATGTAGAACTGTCTTGACACCAATGATGTAGGTAACCGCGTCCGTAAGCTTATCCTTATTCTTGATCTTAAAGGTTGCGGAAATTGCATATGGCGTCAATGAATTCCATTTTTTAATTTCAACATCCTTCAGTACCGACGCAGCGGGCTGTGCTTTAAGATCTTTCACAACCTTAGTACTAGGAGTATCATTCGCTTCCAGATAAGAGAATCCGGTCAATGGCGGATTTGCAAGTCGCATGCTCTCACTAATGAAGAATGCCATTTCCTTCGTTGGTGCAAATGCATTGCATTCAAGAATAAGGTTATCGCTAATCTCAATCACATGATGAAGCGATTCAATTAAGAATCCATCTACTTCATCAATAGCAGATTCCTTATGTGGGACAGGGACAATAGTATTTGCATACATGTTTCTTGTTGTTACAAGTGGATTCAATTTGGTCCCATATCCAGAAGAGTCAATATTAATATGGAATTGGCGGAGGAACTTCATCCCGTTTGCATCTTCCCGATCAATGATTGGGTGTTGTGCAAGTGCAGTTTGTACAAGCGCTGCATAATATCGCTCAAATGTCTTACCAATGACCTGTGCTTCATTGATACGAATGGATTTCGTGATATAAATTGGGAACTGAAGAATGGATTTCGATGCTTTAGAAATAATACTCGTTGCTGGAACAGAGGACTTTTTCAAACGCTTATCAACATCATATACTTTCTGTGCCACATTTGCGACGTTTTTCCGGGTGGTGTCGATTGTATCGGTATCCGCCTGTGAGGTTGGATTTGGATTTGCCATAATAATTACTCCTTTTTATAAAAATAAAGAAACATGCCCAACTTTATTAAGGTTTTGTTTCGGGGTGTGCAAAAAAAGACGACGTTTACTCGTCGTCTTTCACCCATGCTTCCATGAGTAATTCTTGAATTACTTCATCGGATTCATGGGCGTCGACATCGACACCAATCTGGATCAATTTCTTGATCCGTTCTTTTCGATCCATATGGTTCATTAATGTCAATCTTCCCGATGGAGTAGACGACATGGAATCTTGGTTTGCTTCTTTGATCTTCCGCTGAATTCTACGAATGCCATCCATAATGCGTTTTGGATTCCATTTCATTGGATCGATTTCTCCCTGTCCAAACAATTGATTCAAATTGATGATAGGGAGTTTGTATCGTTCCAAAAGATATTCGGCCAGAATTTCAAGATATACGAATTCTTGTTCGGTGGTAATTAACACCACATCCATATGTTCGGCAAATGGCTCGATGACGGAATGGTATAGTGTATTATACTCCAGATCCAAATCTTCGTAGAATCCTTTTTTCAAGGCATCCCGATTATTTGTTTCGATCCAAAGATTTTGATTCTCAAAACTGGGAAACAATGCATTTGCACTTACGACACTCAATACATTATTTCCAGAAACCATACCGGCAGATATTACGCGATATTCCAAATAGGATAATTCATCCCTTGTGAAATAATCGATCATATGCATGAGAAATTTCTCATGACTCACCATATAGATCATACCGACTCCTTAAAAAATATGAAATACATAGGAAGGGGAACCGTTCCCCTTCCTACATAAATCACATTTTACTTCCTGCGACGAATCGGAGCAAACATTTCCGTCTCATCGTCTTCACCGGCATACTCATCATCTGATGGACGAGACGCTGCTATTGAAAGATAATCTTCGGTATCATCTTCGATACATTCGCGATTCTCTTCTGCAGATTCTTCATCTTCCGGATCATCCAAACCGAACGATGTTGCCGCTCGCATCATCTCATCGTCATCGACTTCAGTATCTTCTTCGCTCTCATCTTCATCATCATGAAGTGCAGGGAATTGCCAGAGATACATCAATTCCTGCATCTTGGAATACCGCTCCAAGATATGATAGAGTAAGAGTAGAAGTTCTGCATTCAGTTCTACCGGCTCTTCATTATCAAATGCAGATACCTTTGCCGTCTTGATGACAAAATCTCCACGATATATATCATAGAGACGGTTCATTCCTTTTCCACCAGTTGGAACAATCCTGGCATCATCGCCGAAGAATGATGCAAACTTCTGAAGGACCGCATCCATATCAAGACCATCTTCGATATTGATTTCGCCGATGTCCATGATATAAATGGGAATTTCAACGAGACGTCCATTGCGATCGACAAACTTCACATAGACAGTATCCGCATCAGACTTCGAAAGCTGCATCTCAACCATAATGTGATTGGGGTCAAGCTTGAATTGTACGGGGATCCCCGGATTCTTCTTTTTCTCCTCATTCGTTACAGGATGAGAAGAAACCGTTTCCTTTTCTGGCGGAACTTCTGTTTTACTTGGTGTCAGCACCGCAGCACCAAGCAATTCAGCAAATGTACGTTGCCGAGATGTATCCCATTCCTTCTTGCAGTAATATGCAAGAATGGATTCTACGATATCGCTCGGAAGATTGACATCGACGGTGCGCGTTTCGGCATAGTCCGATACGTAGCGAAGGGCGACCTTCTGCTGCTCGTTGATCAGATTGCATGTACCACCGTACTTCTTGCCGACTTTGACAAATCCAGCTGCCTGCATAATGCCATGGTAGATGGCATTTCCGCAATCCTTGCGACAATTCGACAGTGGATGATCCGGAAGAATGATTTTCTCTGTCAGAGAATTTGCAATGTCCGATGCCAACGGCTGGAACATGCGAACTTCCTTCAGTGGACTCTCCGCCAACTCAACGGCATCCCAAATCTCATCCAATGATTCTGCCTCTCGCTTAGCAATGGGAGCAACAGCATTCACGATCGGCTTCGGGATATTATCCGTCGGGATAGCCTTTTTCTTCAACGGAATGAGGTTGACTTTGATCATGGCAATTTTCCTCCTTAAAATTAAATCACATATCCTCTATAGATAGAATATATAATTTATAGTGGATAGGGCATAATGAAAGTATCGGGGGCATCCTCTATTTTTTCTTCTTTTACTTCTTCCTTGACTTCCGTCTTATTTCGTTTTAGATAGGAAGAACGATTCTCATCCAATATTATATTTGTATGAGAATGGTCCAGTAAATATCCTCGCTCGGAAAGATCACCAATTTCATGATCGTGAAGATCATTTCCGATCTTTAATCGAATATCGGAGAAGTCATACTTCTTCCCACAATGCGGATTGTTACAGAAGAGTTGGGTAAAGTCATCGTTTGGTGTTAGAACGCCACTGCCACATTTATCGCAAGTGAATAGTTTCGACGATACGCGATAAATGTATGCAAAGTCCAAACATACTGGATCCTCTGTACCGATTCGAATGCCCCAATTCGAATAATTCTTTTCGGTGATTCCGACATCGCCGATTAGAAATACGGAAGACCAATTCTTTAGAATCTTCCGTATTTTATCTTCGTACTGTTTCATCTCCAGATAGGAACCAAATACCTGAATGTATTCACATACCAGAATTGTATAATTCGATGATATCTCATGAACTCGAATTGCTCCTGGCTGAAGTAGTTTTGCCATGGCAAACTCTTTTGCATTATCAATCTTTCCATCCGCATCCGTTGCAAATTTGACGACATATCCGTTGAGTTTAATTGCATATCGGTTTGTCCCTGGTCCCAATTGAACGATATCGTTGATTCCATATTCTCGCAATAATAAAATCAATTCTTGATGTTTCTCTTTGTTATGGATATCTCTTCGTCGACTGAGTAAATCCAATTTGACACGTAATTCAAATGGAATGACTTCTTGAATCAAACTTCGAAGAATTTTCTCCATTTCATATTTCCCCCATCAATCAAATTTCTCCGGCATATACATTTGTAACATGCGCACTTCATCCATCCCAGCGATCCATTCAATTTTACCGATATGGCTGTGGATTACATATTCCAAGATCGGATACAATTGCAGATCCTTCATCAGTAATGACTCCCATTTTCGTTTCAGAAAAGGAGCCATTTCATAGATGGTCCGATAACCGACGTATCCATTACAAAGATCGGCGGATTCATCATCCAAGTATTGTCGTTCAGCATCCGTTACTGGGAATGGTATGGTAATCGATCCTTTATTGTGAGGATCTTTCGTCATCAGATATCCAACTTTAATCTGTTCATACATGTAGTTGGATATGAAATCGCGAGCATCCTCATATATGGTATCGATTCGTTTCAATTTCATTTGTTTTGAATTATGGAATTTCAAATACCACTTTGCAAGTTCTTTGTTATCGGTCCATGCCCATGTAATGACCTCTCGATCGTCATCAAACATGATGCAATAGATGGTAATTTGATCTCCCTCCGAATAAACGTTCATATTCGTATCACATCCGATCTCTCATAATTTTAATGAAAGCTTCCGCAGAATATATGATCTTAGATATCAATCCTGAGGAGAAGTATCGATTCCGTAAAGGAGATTTCGCCAACATCATGGATAGTTTCGTATCGTAATCGAGAGAAGAGATGTCGTCGTATACTGCATCCAGGTAGGCACGTGTGTCATCCTCTTCACTCCCATACATCTCCTCTAACTCATGTGGATAGTATCCAATCGTTTGCAATGGGGTTTGATATTCATCCAATAACAATTCATACATCGTTACATATACATGAATATCATTTCCATGATCCACTTTATCCATGGAACAATAATCTTTTAATCGCAACGCCAAATCTTTCTCAAAGAGATTCAATTCGCGTTTCGTTGTTAAAAGGACCATGTCATGACCGGATTGAGACGGAAGTGATATTGTGTCTAACATGTAGAGAGATGCGCTTGCATCCAACACACCTTCCATCGATTCTAAATCACGATATTTCCCAACCTTTACAACATATTTGGATTTCTTTCGTTGCTTTAAAAATGTTTTAATCGCTTTACGATAAAACGACCAGCCATAAAATTCTTGTCGGAACATTTCATGTTCGCGAATGAAGAGAATGTATATTTTTCGTTCTGGGTCCATGCGACATCCCTCCTTCCTATAGAATATATAAGATCAATAGGCTGGGGCTTTGAACCCCAACCTATTGCATGTTAATTAGTTTCACGAATGGTGTGACGACATGGATCCAATTATAATATGGATCAATTTCCATGGATTTGTTATTGAATTCGAGGTAATATGCTTCATCCAATAGATTTGACTTATATCGGCGGAGAAAGGATTTCATATAGCGTTTGATACCACTGTCGTGTGTTTCCAATTTCCGCATCATGTCGTTGATGAATGCCAGCATGTAGAGTTTATGTTTGCATATCCCAGACTCCCCGATCCCTTTGATATCCAATGTCTCATCATTATAATAGATCTCGATGTTATGGTTTTCGGTAAACCTCAGATATGAGCTATACTCATTCTTGATGCGGAACTGGATCATTCCGAATTTTGTTTTGAAACATTTCTTTGTGATGAAGAATGCATCTTTCTTCACGGAGATGATTTCATCATCCTGAATATCATTCTCCATGAGGAAGATTTTTCGACAATACGCAAATTTCTCCAATAGTTGTTTCGAGAATTCTTTGTCATCCCGTTGCAACTTTCCGATTTCGATGGTTTGTCTCATCTTTTCCATCTTCGATAAATCACTGATGACGGCCGGTGATAATAGATGGAATTCTTTACAGATACTAAACCCTGCATTCTTCATATCATACTCATAGATCGGATGATCGAAGAGGTATTCAATGTCTGGATTCAAATATGTTGTCATATTTGGTTGATACATATTTCACCAACTCACAACTTTTGATATTTTTCTTTTGATAGTTGTTTCCATGAATGTTGAGAATCATTCCATTGACGATCAAGATATTTCAATAGATATTCTTTGCATTTTGGATCAACAACTTTTACCAACACCTCAATACGATTTGTAATCTTTGGAGAACGCAAATCCAATGACCCGATATAAATTCTTGGATTTGTTTTCCCAAATTGATAAATTCTGGCATGCTCCAATTTATCCCATACTATCGAATGGATTTCCATTTTTTTTATATATGAATTTGGGAGCAATGATCCAGATCGGATAATGGCATCTATCTTTACTCCAGCATGTAATGTATGATGAATTTTTCCCTCCATATAATCATCATCGATGCCATTACATTTGATTCGAATATAACCATCTTTTCCTTTCAGTCGTTCATGATCAAATTCGTTGGTAAATCGTTCGATAAAATTATTCCCGGTAACCAATACCTCATTGAATAGTTTTGGAGGTTCGGTCGTATTGGATAGCAATGAATCGAACAGTCGTTTGATGGAGCACGTAATTGATGGATTTGTAGTAATATACGACAGATCGCAATACTGAGAAGATGTTGTCGTATTATAATTTCCCGTCCCAATCTGTGCAATGGAGAATGTATCGAATTGCATCAAACATAATTTGGAGTGGGTTTTAATATGATACTCAAAATTATGGAATCTGACGTGTACGCCGATATCATGCAATCGTTTTGCCCATCGTGCATTTCGTTTCGATTCACCCGATGCATGTAGTTCAATGTTGGTATAGACTTCAACACCACATCTCCGTGCAATTTGAAATACACGAAACAACGAAGGATCATCGCCGATGCGATATAGTGTCATAGAAAGTGTCCGCATCCCATGAAGAACACCATCAAGGATGAGATGATATAGACTCCGAATATCATATTTTGGATATTCAAGAATATAATCTCGATTCAGAATATCCTGAACAGTCAATCGGTTCAATGGAATTTTTCTTTTCTGCATCCGTTTGTTTAGATATTTCATCATCCCATCCATATACAGATGAGGGTTTTTCCATATCATAGCACCTCTCAAATAATTGCAGAGCAATTGGAAATCGCCATAATAATCCACCCGATTTATGGCATTCATCCGTGGCTCACGCATTACGCGAACAGAACATACATTTTTGGTACCATAATTCGCAATGATTTGTCGATGAATATCTCGGATATCGAACCATCCCCCATCCGATTTTTTCAAACGAACGATACCAAACTGTTTTCCTTTTTTGAAAATGGTATAAACGGAATTTGCATCAAATGGATATCGACGAATCTCTTCCTTCTTAATGAATACCGCTTTGCTTAAGATAGGATTGACGGCATTTCGATTATGTTTTTTCTTCTGATATCGTTCCAGAACATGATCAATTCCTTTGATGTACCGGCGGAATTGATGTGACATAATCTGGCGTTCTTTTTTATGGATGATATATTTCTGACACAATTCAACGACATTGGTATATGTGATGTGATAAAAGAATAATTTCTTTGCTGAATTGTGTGCAATCTCTCCATTGTACCAAACACGATCTTGAAATAATAATTGCTGCAGAATCATACGCAATCCCTCCTAATTAAAGAATATATAATGATGAAAAAAATAAGCGGGAGACAATCCCGCTTATTCTTCTCTTCAATTATGAGAGAACGCCTGCTGCAATAAATGCATCCAATATTTTTTCAGGAAGCATGGCGGATTGCGTATCAGGCTTGCACGGAATTGCTGATTCCCAACGACTCCGACCGTTCTCGACGGGGACAATATCAAACTTGTTCTGATAGTCGATGATGTTGTAGATCACATCATCACCATCGATGACATTGATCTGCGTCCCGGAATGATATACATGAAGAATTTCATGCCCATTCAGTTTGAACAGCCCATACTCATCAACCGGAAGTGAGTGTGCTTTCACGAACATCTCTTTGATTGTCATGATATTTTCCTCCTCTATAGAATGACTTACTCTAAGAAGATAATATATCGCTATTTGGTATCCGGATCCGAAAGATATAACCTGCGATCAAACGAATACTTCGGCTTTTGGTCTACATATATTTCGGCATCTTTCCCTGCCAAAATCCTCTGTAAAATCCCGAGCAGTCGTTTTGATGTGAGCTCGCCAGAACTTGCCATATCTTCTCGCCCATAAATATCCCATTGCCAAATACTTCCACACGCATCAATCGATGTGAATATATGCCGCTCTGTCGTATTTGTTAATGAATTGATGCGCAATGCTTTGATGGTATTTGTATCCGACAAGAATTTCATCCACGCATCATCATCGTTCTGTAAATCGGAAAGAATCAGCAACTCATCCATATATGATGCAGGCATGATCTCTTTCGGGACACTAATGCGTAATTGATTTCCATATGAATGGATGGAGAGATACAGTTCAAATTTAACTCCGCCAGAAATCCATTGCAACATACAATATTCCGGGTGGTTATCTTTGATCAGTTTAAGTATCTCTTCACTCTCAATTCGCAATATACTGCATCGATTCTGACCAAGGCAACAACAGTATCGATTCCCGGTGAAATGATCATAAATTCTCATTTCATCATTTTTGTGTTCGATCTCAATTTTCTTCGTATATACCGATTTGGCCAGTCGAAGAAATGTATCATCGGAGCAATCGAACGATACGCGATGATGCCCCTCAAATTTGATTCGAGGGAATTCTTTAAACTGCAAAATTTTCCGACTCATTTAATTTTATCCCCCAGCTCTAGTTGATACCCTTGTGCTAAATATGAATGACGCGTTGTTGTAACCCTCCATTCATCCTCACCCTCATATGATATTTGAATGAGTTGATCTTTTTCTTCATCCAACTCCCGAAATGGTTTGATATATCCGTTGATCATTGAGGGAGTCTCTCTATTGAGATATTCGAATAGTTCTATTTCGGTCATATACACAAATGAAACGATGCCGTTTTCAAAATGCCACCGATCGACCTCGCGATGAAGATACATGTAGGAGCTATTTCCATAGTCCAACGTAAGTTTTTCAATGCGATGGGATTTCAGAAACCGACGAAATTCTTTTTGATCGATGATGAATGTGACATAGCGATCTTTGATCAATCGAAATTCTCTTACACTATGGATGTTGGTAAAGAATGGTTTCATTATAACGACATCTCCTTCATATGATAAACATAGACCGATTCGATGGTTGATGGATCAATCGATTTGAGAGATGCATCAATATCATGAATATCCATCGTTTCCCGAATGGTATGATTGCCGATGGACATGGATGCAACCCAACCATTTCTTGATGTACGTCCGATCCGATAAATCACAGACGAAAACATTTCCGGGCGCACTGATATGACGATTGTATAGACCGTCGAGATATCAAGAAACTTGGACAAGTCACCATTAATAATGGATGACGGGTACGGGTATGTGTAATCATATAACATCCACGGAATCCCCAAATAATATTGCCCATTCATTTTAATCAATTTCAGCATATGAGCAATATTATTTTTCAGATTCGGATAAAATTTGAACTTGATGGTATTTCGCTGACTGATATGATGTTTCATGAGATTCTCATACATCCCCGAATTCCCAAATTCATATTTCTTTTCCCCATAGGATGATGCCCACCAACCATCGGTTTTGCTCGAACGCTTAAATACGCCCATCACATGAATTCCATCCATGTAATAAATCTGCTGAACTCGTTTGGAATACACCAATTTGCGAACATCTTCTTCTGATACCATGCAATAGGTATACCCTTTGTGAAGAAACGATGGAGTCAATCTGGCTTTAAATAATCTTCGCATAGTAATTTTCCTCCATTGAAAAATAACAGGAGATTTCCTCCCGATATACGTGAACACCTCACATCCCACCATATAAAAATAATATATAATCAGTATCGATGATAAAAAATAGAGAGGGGATGATCCCCTCTCTATCGGATTCAGTTACTGCTTCTTGATATCAGAAACGATTGCATTCTTTTCCAGATCGGAAATCTTATTGTTGTGAACGCGAATAGCTTCCTTCACACCGATGATGTCCGCCTTCATATAGTTGATATGATCAACCATGTTTTGGAAGTTCTTCTTAATCTCTTCGCCAAGAATGTGATCATAGAAAACGGTTGTTGTAACGCAAGACATGTTTACCGTCATTGCAAGTACCTTTACGATCGATTTGAGATCATCCTCATCAATATGCTTGATCTCTTTCAGTACACCCTGGACTTCTGGAGAGTTAATGATTGCGACGGTATTCTCCGTAATCAGTTTATTCATCTGATCCAGAATAACATCGTCCCCCGGCTGTTCTTCATCATTGGTAGACTCTTCCGTTGTTGGTTCTTTTGCCGAAACTTCTTCTTCAACTGTTTCGTTCTTTACTTCTTCACTCATTGGTAGTTTCCTCCTGTGGGTTCAATAATGTTTTCAACCGATCGGTTGAAATATATCTTCCATAGAGATAGTCCTCGTAACAAGGATCATCCTTTTCATCATACAATGCATCACTCAAAATCTGTCGCTTTACCTCTTGATAGGATAGTCCAAGCGTTGGTGCTTTTGTTTTGAGGATTGCTTGATTGATGTTTAGAATTACATATTCCGGTTCTTTAAATTGAGAGAAATCGGGACGCTCATATGGATTATTTGCATCTCGAACCATTCGATTGATGATGATTTCGGATTGGACAGAACGGCATCGGATATCTGCATCGAGAAGCAATTCAAGGAAGTCCTGGGCGAGTTCATGCATATTTTCATATTTTAATGCACGCGTATCCAGAAGATCCATGATGGCATGAAGATTATCCGCCATACCATTATTCTTTGTTTCTACAGATGCAAATCTCTCTTCCATTTCGGATGAAATGATATCAAATGGAATTTCAAAGTATTTTTTACCCGTTGTTTTATCCTCAACCAAGTCAAAATATTTCATTGCGGAAGATTCAATAAACGTAGATTCTTGCCCTTCCAAGTCGATTTGATCATATGTCTTATTGGTATGATTATAAACATAGATTGGGAACAATACGTTAGACCCGAATGTATTATGATCCATTGTATCATTTTTATTGACCGGAACAAGATTCTGTTCTTCAATGCGAATGGAAAGCTTCCCTTTCACATCAATTCCATCTTCGCCATTGATGTAAATATCACCGGATAGATATTTAAAATATTTTGAGAATGTTTCACCGAACGTCAATGGGTTTGCCTTGGTGAATAGCAGATGCTTTGTCGATAGAATGCCCTGGCCAACCGGTTCCGAGAATACCTCGGTATTATATATTGCCATACCCGGCATATTTGATACAAGATGTGCATCATTTCCGTAACATACGTGACAGCATTCATTTCCAAGAGCACAAGTTGCCACATGACGAACCCATACATGTTTCCCGATGAGATGTTTATGGGTATGATACTTAATCAATTGAACAGGTTCTCCGAGTGTTTCCGTTCCCCATTTATTCTCCAATGCATGGAGGAATTTCCCGTCTTTCACATAATATTTGATCATGTGTTTGGTTCCGCAATCATATACACTATTTGAAAGTTTCAGTGTACGTGCCAAAATGATGAGATTACGTGCCAGATATCCAGCATCACCCATGAATGATTTATTTGCAATGGCGGACAATCGAGATCCCGTTGCAGCAATATAATAGGTTGCCGGATCTGTATATCCTGTGGAGAACCCATTTCCCTTCATCGTATATGGGATAACGTTTCCGGAAATATCTGGAATCTGTCCATAAGAGATAAACATTTCTTGTACCTGTTTATCCTTAATATGGTTTCCTGCTTTGGATATATACCAGATGGGATTCTTCGTCTTTGCAAATTCTGTAATCAGTTCACGATTCTTTTGTGCAAGGAATTGTTCCACCTCAGATGTTTGCATGGTATCTGGGACAACGAGATTATTCAATTCGCGAATCTTTTCAGAATTCTTGTAGTCATTTAAGAATACGGATTCGAGCGTCATAACACATGCTTGATCAAGTGCAGCAAACTCAATGGAGATTTGCTGGTATCGTTCAATGAGTGTTTTGAATAATTTTGAATAATCACTATATGGGATACCGTAGTCAATCAATACCTGAAGTACCTTGGATTCTAATCCCAATCGTGTACGCTGATTCACCATCTGCTCTAACATGAAACTACGATCGAGAACCTTGATTTCAGTTGAATAGAGTTTCTGCACGTCATTTAGAATGACAAGAGGTCTCCATGCGTTGAGGTTGATCAACATCTTTTGTGGGGAGAGCGCATATACCTTTTCGTCTTCCGGATAAAATTTAAATTTGATACGAAAATCTTTACACATCGGCTTCTTATAAATTGCACATGTCAATATGTAAATCTTATCATAGAGATCATCGAACGCATCGAATGTTTTGAAATTTGAAATAATTATATTTGACGGAAATTGTTTTTCGCATTCTTCCATTGTGTTTATAACGGGGATTGCATATTGCATCAAGGCGCCCTCCAGTGAATAAATGATAAAATTAGTCTTACGTTGAAAATATATAATGAAAAAATATGATTGATTTTATGATTAAATAATGGAAGGGACGAATCCCTTCCATATTTTGTATCAAAATTATGAAATATTATGGTATTATCACTGACATGGCCCGCCTTCGCCTTCGCCGCCATGACAGTCACTACCGGTACAATCAGCACAATCATTACAGTAGTCGGCGCATTGAACAGCATCGCAATTCTGACACGATAGCTGGCATGTAATTTGACATGCAAGCTGGCAATTGGCTTGACAGTGGTCATTCTCGTTATTCCATAAATATTCGAATTTTGATATAAATTCATTTATGGATCGAATATACTCGATGAGTTTTGCTTGATATTTTACTAAAATTTTTGTATTGGTTTCAGGATTGTTAATATCGATATCCGCAAATAGTTTTTTAACGTTATCGATCAATTCGCTATATTCTTTTGCCGCAACAGGATCATCTATTTCAATCTTTAGTTGGTCTGTTATTTGATCTTTCCCATTTTTATCGAATCGATATTTCCGTTCAGACATTGGAATTGGTGTTTGGGGTTGAATCATTCTATAATTTTGGGCAGTATAGAACCGATTCCTATTAGGACCGTGTTTTATATATGGTCTACCAATATTCATTCGCTGCGCGGGCAAAATATTTTTAGGAACGATGACTGGATTCCGCAGCGTATCATATGTATTTTTATATTCGACATATAACGTATTGAACGCTTCATACAAATTTTCGATATTATGAATAACAATTGGTCCATTTGATTCAGCCATAGACGGGAATGTAATTTCCGCTGTTCCATGCTTTACGGATTCACTCATACCAATTCCCCTACCTTTACATAGTTTATGAAGTCTCGCATATAGTTCATAATTCCGGTCATATGTATTTTAAATGTAGTCTCCAATTCACACATAAGAATTTTATTATTTTTCAGTCTTATGATATCATCCTGGATATCCTTGATATCCGTTAAAATATTTTTATTGGAAAATACATCCCCGGAAAATATTTCATCCATTTTATATTTAACCAGAAGATTCTCTTTTAATTTTTTCAACATCGGATGTTTTAGATCCTTGATCTTCATAATCACATCATGGATGTATAGCGTATTCATTGCATGGATTTTTGCTATGGCGCAATCATTCATGTGCGGAATCTTCATATCATTCGTCATCCTATGATTCTGTGCTGCACATGCCATTCTACATACATATTTTCCAACACAACCATCACAACGATCCAAATCATACTTCACCTTTATGACATCATGATATGAATTCGGATGTGTATATATCCCCTCATGTATATTTCCTAGTGGTTCAATATCATCAAAGTATGGCATTTGGTGACATGGGTATATATCACCATTTGTATCAACGGTACACCTTCTAATAGTATCAATCTGACAATTCGATGCCGTAATATGCCCTTCTGACATGAGTGCGGTTATAAGATCGCTTACGTTTTTAATATGCGCTTCATCATCTTGCAGTCCTTCGGAATTTATATAATCGATATAGAATTCCATAATCTTTCGATTCTGTTCTGCATATGCGGATAGTTCTTCCTCCGACCATTCTGTGTCTCGAACTGTCATTGGAGCCAATCGATGAATGCCTAAGTCCCAAATGAATTTAAATGAATCGAATAACCGTGAACACGTGTCTGGGGTTACGGTAAGTCTTGCTTTGATGCATTTGGACGGTAACCCAGAATTTATTAATTTTATGAGATTTTTATACACCTGATCGAACGAATTGCTTCGATTCCAGTCGTGGACATCTTTTGTTCCATCGATCGATATCAGCAGATAGAAATTATACTTCACAATATCTTCGAGCATATCATCCGTCAATAATACCAGATTGGTAGTAGCACCAATGCTTGACATCGGATAATTTTTCTCATCAATATATCGCAACATTTTATGGATGACATCCCAATTCAGAAATGGTTCTCCGCCGAAAAGACTAATAGAGAACGGGTTCCCTTTCCGGGACAATGCAACTTCATCAATTATTTTTTTCGCAGTATCAAAACTCATCAACGTTCCGTTCTTATCGTGCTCGAAACAATATCTGCAGGCCAACTGACATTGGTTTGATATATTTAATGTGACTGATCTGCAATCATAAATATCGTGAAATTGTCCAATGATCTTTCTATCCGTATTCATCATATTCCTCCTAGTGACACTGATGTTTATGGAATAAACCAAATCCATGATTTATCAACAAACGGGTCTCGATCGACCGGTTTTGCATACTTCAAGAATACTTGATAAATATCACATTCGGATACATCATCAAATCTTCTCGATACATGATTAACGACGCATCGATTGAAAAATTGGCATTCCGGACATGTGTGTTTTCCACCATCCTTCGATTTAAATATATCAAATATGGATGCAAAATATTTCAATACATCAACCGCATTATCGAAATAGCGGACGGTATCGTCTTCCAACATATTGTATACATTTACGTCGCCAATTAAAAATTTGCCATCGGGAAGTAATGCGGTCGTATATACATGACGTAGATATTCATTTTCTCCCATAAAACATGCATTGCTCAGGATGCGATCATGTTCCTTTGATTTTCGTTTATAAATTGAAATCATCTGATTTAATTTTGGAATCGTATCAATCAGTGATTGTTTATATTTATTCAAATAATCCAAATCTTCTCGACGGAATTTTCCATGGAACATTTCAACATCGATATGAGTGATGTTTGCGCTATATGCATCAATCACTTGTGTTGTGTAGAATAGCTCCTTGACATAGGACGTTCCCATTCCAAAATGAATCGGATGGTTTGGATGCAGATTATTCTCTTCAACGATTCGAACCCAGTCATCAAATTTATCTTTCCCGGCTTCACAAATATGAATGATGTTATCCATCGACGATGTCATGATGAGGTCCGATGCTTTGTCAATATCTGAGAATTTCTTATAGTATGATAAATTGGTTGCAATGGCGATCACATCGGTATATTTTCGACAGATGTAGAGAAGTTTGTTTATGTATGATACCGGGAGCATTAGAGGTTCTCCACCCAATATAAAAACTTTTAATATCGCATCTTTATATGTCTCCGCTACTTGGTGCAATGATTCATCGAGCAATGATAAATCCAATAGCCCCGGACATTTGGTCTCATTCATGTAACAATATTGACATCCTTTATTACACACCAATGACGGGTATATATCAAAATTGATCAAATCTCTTGTCATAAAATCCCATCCTCATATCGAATGTTTGTGAATATTTGATATAGTTTACACTGATGATATTCTGGAATCGGAATATCTCGATGAATGGAGGTGCATTTGAAGAAATATGGACAATCAACACATCCGATCCCATGATCTTTTGCTCGTATTAATTCATGATTGATCAATGATATGGCTTCTTCATATGTATCAAAAAATGGTATTTCATCCACTTCCATTACATTGTATATGTTTGGGGATGATATTGTAAATTTTAAATCGGGTGTCAATATGAGAAGATCCACAGATTCTGCATCATGATGCGGACTAATCGGGGGTGGAGGATTGTACATCGGTGTACCAAACGTTCTACGAATTTGTTGGAATGTTTCATGGATTCGTTCGATGTTATCGATTAAAAAATCTTTATATGCAATAACATCATCAACCCGATCCATCTCCATTTTCCCATGAAGAAATTCAACTTCAATCGAATCAATATATTCCGTATTCTGCATATAGATATTCCATACTTTTGCAAATTGCGCATCCGATTGTGCAAGAAGAATATATGTGAGATATACATTCGAATGCAACATCGATAATTTATACTGCAACTCATTCATATCCATGTCGAGCAATTGTTTATGGCATGTAATCGTTACACCGATCTCTTTTGGAATATCACGCAACGTTTCCGGTTTGCATAAATTTGTCGCAATATATGATCGAACGCCCTCATGTCCCAATACCATAGCACACATTTCATTGATGTATGATTTTGGCAATAATGTTGGCTCACCTCCAAGGATTGAAACGATTCGACCGCGTTTCGCATCCGATGGAAGGGTATATAATATTTTATCAATTTTCTCAATACTTGGTAGTGATGTATTTGTATAATATTTCCATAGAGGCATTGAATAACAATAGGAGCAATTGTAATTGCATGCCATCGATGGACAGATTTCGATGTTATGATTTAATAGTTTCATCCATATACCAACTTTCGCATTGCATTTGGATATCCGTCGCAATGAGAATTTAATTTCATTGATGTGAAACAGCAACCAAGAAATTCGCAATCGCGACAATGTTCATTTTGCATGAATGTTTGTAAATGGAACTTGATATCCTCCAAACATTCATCAATTGTATCAAATTTTTCCGTTGCCCATATATGACTAAATCTTCCATTGGGCAATAAAATCAGTGTATAATCAATGATATGATCAAATAGCCGATTGACATTATGTCGATCCTCAAATGATAATGGTACGAGATTTCCAGTCAATCGGAATTTGGTATTCGTTTTACATAAATCGACAATTTGTTCCATTTGCTCTTCGGATGGGGAATGTAACCCCGAATCGTCAAATGGTATGACCGGGAATAAATGAATATTTTTTACATTTCCAAATGTAGAGATCTTTTGCAATTGTGGGATCCCGATGATATCGAATAATTCTTTCGATATCATCGTATTAATCTGGACATCTCGTCTACAATTAATAATATTTTTTAATGTTTGCATATGATTTTCCCGATAATGAAAATCATAACTAACCGTCAATTTCACAAAATCCGGAAGATTTAGGAATGTATTTAAATCATTGGAACCGTTCGTAATTACCTCGATACTAGATCCATTTTTGGATAACGCACCAATGATTTCTGACATATACGGCTTTGGTAATAGACTGACTTCTCCACCGAGGACAACGCAATTTTTGAAAAGGTTTGGATATTGTCGTATCAAATCGTTGAGTTGATCGATGCGTAGTACATTCGATATATTTGGTAATAAATGACGATTCATACAGAAACTGCAATTCGTGTTGCATTGAAATGATGCATATACAATCACATATTCACCAACTTCCGCAATATATTTTCAATTGAAACAATATCAATCAAAAATATTATATTTTAGGAGGAGAACTATTCTCCTCCTAAAAATCTCAATACCAATCATAGATGACTTCGATTAATATACTTAAATGTTTCCTTTGGGAAAGAACATCCGGTCTCATCAAACGGAATGGATCGGCAACCACCGTTGCAATATGTAAAATAGGAACAGCTCATGCATTCTTTTCGTGGAAGAGCAACTTCCTTCGAATTGACATAATTTGCAATGGATGATTGGATTTCATCCATTGGTTGATATATGTTTCCAATTGATATACGCCCAGCAGTATCCGGACATCCGGATATTGTTCCATCCGGATTCATGGTAAACATTCGTTTGCAACAATCCAAACAGCGTGTCTGTGCATAGTTTCGATAGTACAATGCAACCAGCTGATAGTGGTTCAAGACCATAAATTGTTCCCGACCAATATGATGGCTTTCCATATACTGATAAAGTTTTAATAACCATTGGTCGACATCCGCATGTTTTGGGATGATATTTTTGATCTGGCACCCTTTTCCTGTATATGTAATATATTCAAAATTTACCGTTGCTACAGGAAGTCGCGACATGAAGCGTACAAATTTCTCTGGGGATATTTTCATCATATGATCGGTCAAGCAGATTGTCATTTGTATTGGAATATCCAACTGATTGAATCGTTTCATATTGTGAATCCATCGATTCAGATTTCGCATATTCCCAAACCGAATACCGATATCGAATGATGTTGTAATGACCCGACATGATTTCAAAAATTCAATATGTCGTGGCGATAATGGAATTGTCATATTGGATGTAATCCGAAACGTTTTCATATGTTTCGATAGTTCAATCAAATCTTCAATATCTCTTATGAAGGGTTCCCCTCCATGAAATACATAAAACGTATCAGGATATGCTTCATCCCATCGATCCACAAATGAGATCATATCGTTCAATGGGACTGGATTACATTTTGTTTCGTTATAACAATGAGTGCAACTGATGTTGCACTCATCTGTCATCTTCAAATACAATACCATAGCGTTTTTCACTCTTTTGGTTCTTTATAAACATTTAATAACAATCCATATGGATTCAATTCATTCAAAAACAGTTGATATGCATTTTGATTTTCAATGTATGCAAATTTATTGAAAATATTATATGCATGCGCCGTTAGTGATTTATCTCCTGCAATCCGCGCAACCAATTCCCAGAACAATGGTTCATCCCGTAAGGATACCCAATTCATCCCAATATAATCCGGAGCATCGTCTGTTACCGTTGGTTCAATATCATTCATCAACTGAATCATATTGTAATGGAAGCTTTTTATGACAACATGCAACTCGTTTGCATATTCCGGTGATACAACTCCATCGTTGTTCAATATTGAATTGATAATGATCGAATTCAATCGAGGAATTGATATTTCGCGGTTGACCCGTAAGTATGCATGTAACAATTCTTGATCGACAACATCGTCAATCAAATTACAGCGAACATTTGCATTGAAAAGATAAGTTAAAAACTCTTCCCCTTTCAAGGAAGAGTTTCCATATGATATATCATATACCTTATCAATCGATTTTGTAAAATGTTCTACAAGCTCATCATCTGTAAATGGTACCGTCGTCTCAATCGTACTCATTTCCATCCTCCTGAACTATGATTACAATTACAATGGCAAGCCCAATTTACGATCGTCTTATTGATCATGGGAAGCTTCTTCCATTGATCATAAAGATCGTCTAAGACTTCCGTAACTTTTTTATCCGTAAGCTGTGTCCCAGAATCAACATGAATGGGCGTTAGCACTGCATCATCCATAACTACGCCAGTATAATTATTGATAATCTTTCCACCCGAACCATATGAAGAATCTCCAATCAGCTCACCATCACCGTTCCGATATGTGAGATACCGAATGTAATAACTTCTGAATTTGATAAATACGGCGCAAAGCTGAATCATTGCAGCATTAAACTCATCTGCTGTAATCAATTGCTCTGAATTTGCAGTTAGAATTTCCTGGGGAACCGGATTCTGTTTATTTGGGAGAGCAAACGTACTATGTCCGTCTATCTGAGTTACCGTTGAATCTTCAACAAGTTCAATGAACTCAGCAATTTTGAGCTTAATCGTTTCCGTAATAAGTTTACGGTTTGAAATATCTTCCCTTGCGTTAATCCCGGACATTTGATAATTCCTCCAATCACATTATTTCCATACAGCACTGCATGCAACCCAACCTTTATCCGTATAGATATAATGAAGTGTTGTTGCTGGTTCAATCCACAATTCTTTGTTGATTTTCGGATTATCTGGAGCAGTATCACCAATCGTAATACGAATACCATTCACCGTGTCAGAATTACCACCATTTGCTGGAAGAGAAGATGGCTTATTCAATAGATGGTTATAGTCGCCGGAATATGCAACCTGTGCAAGTCCGGTAATCATTGATGCCGGATGCGTTGCTGGGTGAACATATTTATTCGCATACCATTCAATCGAATCCAACTTTGCACGATACTCATTTGAGAAATCGTTGTGTGAGAACCCGGGCTCTCCGTCCTTTGCAATTGGGAGTTTAATCTTCCCAGAACGGATGTCTGCAACATCTTGGACGCACTGATCCCACTTATCTTTGTCAATCTTACTGATATGAAATTTAATTAATCCCATGATCGATATCTCCTTTTTACCATAAAATGATATTATGATAATGGTTGAAAAGGGCCTTTGAATAAGAAGTTGTTAAAAAAGTCCAAAAATAAAGAGGAGGGATCATCCCTCCTCTTCGTATTTAATTATCACTAAATATCGCCAAGGTACAATTCTCGAGTGCAGAAATATCCAATCGAATAGATCCATCAACACGATTAATTGTCATCTCCGTAGGATCGAATCCTTTCATCAGGTATGAAAGTTCTTTCAACGGAAGTGCAATCTGATTCAACTCATCTCCATCGAAGTCTGCATTAAGCTTAGTATTCACATCGTTCGCAAGACGATGCAGTTCTTATAAGAACGTCCCTACCTTTCAGTAGGATAATAGACTATATTTTCATCATAATAATATTATTATGATGCACTTCGTTTCCCGTTCCCTTGTTACCTTGAAAGTAACAACCCGTCATTTGCTTACGGGGGTACTCCTGTTGCCAGGATAGTCGTTGAGGCTGATACGATTAGAACGCTTTATTCGTTCTATTAAAGATAAACATGCAAAATAGTCAGTATATTATAAAATCGTATCTTGCCTGCGGATTGACGATATATCTTTCACCTTTTTACGATACCCTGAGTGATTAATTCAGGCCACCACCATATTACTATGATGATTTCGTAGTGAAAGCTTTACGCATCCATCTAGTATAGACAGATCCAGCTTACGTAGCTGACGTCCCCGCATATATGAAGTGATGGGCCACGCTTAGTTAACCCGGAAGTATGGCTGATGGGAGAGATAATGTTAAGTCATCAGGATCATTTTTTACACGACGGATTTTCATTTTTAGAATGGATCCATACGTGATTGTCTCGGTAGTCATATATGATCGCTACTCATATACCGTTCTCTTATGAACTGCTGCATGTCTCCATGCAGAAAAGGCTAGATCATCCACCATACTCTGTTACCAAGTATGGATATGTTTCCCGCTTCCATTTAATGGATTTACTCTAGACTACTATCATCTAGACACCAACCGCTTGGCTGTACTCTACTCACTGTTCCTCCATAAGTCTTTCTCCTATGGCAGCTTTGGATAGCCGTGGAACTTTATAGAAATATCCACTCTTCATAATATGTGCATATTTCTATCTTAGATGCGGATCATCCAATCTCAAATGATTTTACCATCCGTAAGGCATTATCCTTACTGCTGCACGGTCTGTCACCAGCCGCCGCGGTTATTTGAGCTCTAAGGAGTTTCCCGCAATTCAAGAAGTTTTATAATCCCGCAATATGTTCAGGATTCCGATTGATGACGATTGGTATTTCTTCTTCCGAAATAATTTGTTCAATGATATGATATACATCCTCATTGAATTTAAAATTCTGCTCGATATAATTGAATGCTTTTGTACTACTCCATCCTCGTTCTCTCACAAGTCGTTTGACAATGAGCCCAGAGTATGCTTTCGCAAATGTTTTATATGGAACATCCACCTCATCCAATTTCAACGTTGGGTCGAGTATGATGACAGAGCGAGCAGAATAGTTGAAACACCCGCCAAGAATATTTGACCGAATCCATCCATGCTTTCCATCAATGATTTGGAAATTTAATTTCCAAATTTCATTGGCACGCAATTGGCATTGATATAAATACAATGGTATTTCAATGGGTGGAGCAGTTTTCAGATTCATGCTCATATTTACCAATGGATTGATTTGTCGGTCGATGGAGTTGAAGTAATAGGATTCCATCGTAATGGATGTAGGTCTTAGTGTCGTACTATATACCGGAAGCTTTGAGCAGAAAACAATATCCTTTTCTTTGATCAATCGTTCGATGAGATCTGCTTTCTGTTTCCGCTTGGATAGGTAGTACGTCATGATTTCTTCGAAGTTATGATAGAATTCATCAATGCCGATATTATGATACATCAATTGATTCTTTTTTACTTCGATGACGTTATTGTATCGCCGCATGACACCATTCGATGTAATCATGTTATCAGACGCAATAATGTTCTCCAATACTTTCTTTGACAATGCAGATTGCAACCGATGAAAGTGTAATGGATTAATGATGTGATATGGGTATAAATTAATCCATCCCGTATAAAGCATATCAACATCTTTGTATTCAATTTTCGTTCCACACTTTGGGCAAATTTCGCCCTCCCATTGCGATCCAACATATTGACCACATGAGCACCGGAATCGTTCTACATACGCATTGGCATCTTCATATTGCGTCCCGTAACGAGGAGAACGAGGACCGTCCAAATTACGAACGGTCTTATCGATATCCGAATACGGCAATTCCGATATGAGAAATCCTCGTCCGTTGATAAGGTCGTATGAACATTCTGCATCAAAATTCATTCGTTCAAATTTAATTCGCACGAATTATCCCTCCTTTTAGAATCATCTTGTATACCCCTTATCAATATTGCATCGGAATCGATACGGTTCTTGTTTCTCCCGTATTCATATGACTTACCGTATATTCATCCGTGCGGCTGCGACCACCTCCGCCACTGATCGCTTTACCACGCTTTACCTCCATGAGTAACCATTCTCTTGCATCAATCCCATATGGTTTTAGAAGATTCCTCTGTTCACGTGTTAGCTTCGACCCACGTTTCATGAATTGCACACTCCCATATTTTCTGTAGAGATATTACGATTTGCCATAATCAAGAAGGTTAGAAGCTCATCAATCAATTCTCGTTTATTGATCTGAATTTCTTCACCCAAAAGATTTGGCTCCTCGTATAACACAAATTTATATTTTGCATTGACGAATGTAATGAGGAATTTCTTAATGGCATCCTCATTGATGTCAATAACGTTGGAATAGAATTTTTCGACCAATAATTTATAATCCGGATGCTCGGAAAGGTACTTGGTATCTTTTACATACATTTTATCTCCGATGGGAGACTCTTCAATATTTGCCGTCAAGATTAATGTGAGTAGACTATCCAGAATCGTATCCTTCGTTACACTATATCTCCGCATAATATCTTTACGCATAATCAGAAGCAATTTATACATATCGATATTGCGTAGCAGTGCAAACTCCTGGGAAGATTCCATGTATGGGAAGAAATAAATTTCAATCAACTGTTGTTGCAGTTTTCCAACATTAAGATTTCTCCGATAATAGTTGATTTCTTCCGCGGTAATATCCTTCTCGTAATCTTTATAAATCTTTTCAATATTCCGATGGATATCCATGGATGATAAGATGACATACTCCTCATTGAGTTTCATCTTGGAGGTACGATATCGATCATTCTTTACGTTACCATCGACATCCGGCGTCATATCCAATTCGATCAGGTTTCGACGAAATGCGGATAACACGAAGATGGATATGTGCATATTAACGATACTGCACATAAATGACATGATACGTTCCCGTGGTTTATTTTTCGCCGCATCCCATGTTGCTGGTAATTGGAATTTGATGAAATTGTCAATGATGATATTTCTCTTGATGATATTATTGATCACGATCGTTAAATCTTTTCCATCAACTTCCTGTTGTCCAAAGATAACACTATGGAAATTCTTTGCCGATGCTGTTTTATTTGCAACATATGCATAGATCTTATTATATACTTTAAAATCGAAATCGAATAGATCGAATGCCCCAATGTAGAAATCATAAAACTTCGTAATATCTTTCTTTAAATCAATACCACGCATCACCATGAAATGGTTGCATACAAACGATACAATCTTAATACAGAATGCAATCTTTAACATGGCTTTGACATGCACGTTTAAAAATTCCAATGATTTCTTCTTCTTTTGTAAAATTGAGAGCATCTCTGGATCTTTTAACGTACGACTATTCTCTGCCTCAATATCGTCTGTATAATTTTCTTCCACGCATCGAATGATTTTGTCTTTCATTGATTCTGTGAAGATGGTCTGATATACGAGATCACGGAATGCATTGAAGTTGACGGCAGTATAGGATGTTAGATCTTTATCGATGAGACATTTGATCTTGAATAATGATGCGATAAGCTCTCCGTCTGTATCATACATCGCTTCAAAGAAATTTAATTCCTCACAAAGTTTTGGGAGATTGGAGGAATATGATAGTTTGGTCACCTTCCATTCATTCAGTGCCGAGATATTTGGATTGTTTAAATTCAATTCCTTATCGAAATCAATGATCATTGTTTTCGTAAAGCACCGAAACTTGATATCGTCCGGATACAGCTTCCACTTGATCCAATAGGATTCCTTCCCATTCGGGAACGAATGTTTTTTATATGGCCATCGTTTCGGTTTCGCCTCCGAATCTGTTGGTTGATATGCTGCATTTAATTGAAGCATTGATCCAAATCCTCCTCTAATCCTATACATAGTCTACAGCTAATGCATCAAATGACCGTAGGATATTATTCATATTGATGCACGATAGAATTCCGATCCTTAGAAACGGATGCGTTCGTTGCAACTCTAATAAATCATACCGAAACTTCGTCCCCTTCTTGTTATATCCGTAATCCGATGCCAGTAAAACGTGTGAGTAGGATCCCAATAAATAATCGCAGATTTCCTTCACATATTCTATATTCGAGAATATATAGGTAAAATTATTGATATGCGTCTGATCCACCAATTCCTTGAGAGAACCGGAGACAAATTCAATGTTCATCTTTTTGAATCGATGCCGCATATCTTGAATGATATGATCATCTGGAATTTTATGATAAATTTTTACAGGAATCTGCATATGCTGTGACACATATACATCAAGCATTGATGCAATATTTAACTCGGGAGAGAGATGATAGAGTGATGCGTCCTTCGATAATATCTCATATACGAGCTGGTCTGCCAATTCTTCATCCAATTTATTTTGATAATCTAGTGATTTTAGAATATTTGGATGCGGTCGATTGATATACCACTCGATGAGACTTCGTTGTGTGAATTCAGCCAATGTCTTAATGGGTAGCCCAAATGAAATATCATTTCGTATCATTTTGATCAGGGCGAACAATTGGATTGGTTTTATGGTATCCTCATATTGAATAACAATCCCGGCACCTCCTGCAAAGAATGCATTTGTATCAAAGACTTTTCCGTCTGTTATCATTCGTATCATTCTCCTATAAAAAAGATGAGAGGAGAAATCCTCTCATCCTTTGTATTCGTTCAATCTGAGATATTTAGCTCACTGTAATTCTGCTGCTTTGTCTGCCAAGAATTGTTCTGGTTGTTATTCCAATTCTTGTTACCATTGTTATTATTCTTCCAATTGTTGTTCCGATTATTTCCCTTCCAATTATTGTTTCCCTTATACTGAGATCCCGTATTGAAACCGCCGGAATTATTCTGATGATTTGCATCATTTCCACCAATGGACTTTACATAATCCTCCGTGAGTTTATCCAGATGACGATCTGCATTGATTCCTGTCAGATATCCGGAAAGCGTCTGATGGAAGATACCGAGTCCGGCGTCAATATAAGACTGGGTACCATTCTTTGAATAGGAAAGTTTTGCAAACTTGAATCCAAGCGTCTTTCCTTCTTTGCTTACCGTTAGATAGGTCTCCATGGAATTGTTTTCCATTTTCCGCTCAAAGAGGAGATTTCCGCCATTGATCGGAATGTTGGTTGATACGGCGGATGTATCATTTGCATTATTGAGAATATTTCCCGCAATGCTATACAGTGCATATGCTGCTGCATAATCAATGGATGTTGTAATCGCATTGGCACTATCGTACTGGTTCATCCCATTTGCAGATTTCTGTTTGAATGGTGCAAATTTTAGTGAAAGATTGAGATTGTAAAATGAGATGTTGAGATATGATTGATCGCAATAGAGATTGCGAATCTGTGTGGATGTTTGTGTCTTAGCCATTATTCTCTCTCCTTATGGTATTCATACAATGTGATGACATCATCGGCGATGTCTGCCAATAGATCGGTGTTCTGATAGAACCGTGGAGAATATCGAATGAGGAAATTCCCAGAAATAATATTCTCTTCAAATAGATTATAGATGGTATCCGCCGTCGTTTTGTCGGTTGATTTTCGAATAAAGTCTTCGATCATACCATCCATCGTCAGTGAATGATCCATGTCATCCAGAATATTATATGCTGCGGCAACCAAATTGTTCGTATCCACATCAGATTTCTTCATCAACAGCAATGCACGTTCAGTAAAATAATTTTTGAAATTCTTCCGTGCGTCCAGAATGAAGAATTTGTAAAGAATGGATAGTGTATCATATACACTTTTACCATATGGATTTGTTTCTAGGAAGTTGAGTGATATCGATAATCTCCGCTGGAATAGTGTTCCAATCATATCGATGAAATAGCTATATACGATATCCAGGTATTCCATTTGCTCTTCCAAAAGATCCCCATCTTCTTCAATAATCTCATCGATACTTTCCTTCAATTGCCGGAAGAAAATTTCAACGTAATTTGTACGATCTGAAGCGTCAATCTGAATGTAATCGGAAAATTGATTGTTTAACTCTTCGAAAATGTCTTCCAATGGATAATCGCCACGGAATGCATTTTCTTTTGCAATATCCATTCGTTGAATATAATCTGGGTCTTGATAAATGTTGGGAGGACTTGAATAGTCCTGCACAACATCATCCTTTCTTTCATTTTTATCCATCGGAATATTCTCCTTTGCTTCAACATCTGTAATATATCTTATATTGTTCTCAATTTAGAAAGATATTAATGCACTCGTTCGTTTTCCTTTCCCACTCGGCGTATTAATTGAGATTGCCTCAATACGTAATGCACTCATGATGGAATTGAAGGATGCCATGATGTCTGAGATGAGGATCTTGTAATCAATAATCGAAATCATCCATTCTGGTAATTTTTTCAATTCTGCTGGTATGGAAATGTATTTTACGCCAGCATTTCGTAATTGGAAATTATCGGAATGGAATACTTCTCGTTTGAGTGTATCATAAACTTCTTTATGATCTTTGATGATTTCGAGATCTTCTTCACACATGATAACTGTCTTGACGAGTTTGATGCGATCCAACGAATAAATCTTTTTATCTGGATAAAGAATGTTCCAAATAAGTCCTCCCTTGTATCCCTGAATCTTCCACGCACCACTAATCATCATCTTCATTTTTGAATCATAATAATCTTTGTATGCAGACTCTGCTTTGAATTGTTGCGGTTTCAAATATCGTGTGCCGCCATGCATAAGATCATCATAAATCTCTTTTTCAAAATTTCGAACGTCTTGCATCATGTGATGAAGGTCAATCTCATCACATGCCAAAATATTATTCTTCAAAATATTGGTAAATCGTTTTTTCACATCTTCCGTGACACCCGATTTGATGAAGTCCAAACCTTTCATTTCCAGCTTGAACGGAAGCATGATGTTTCCTTCGCGCAGTGCGATGGATGCACAATACCGCTTCTTCTTCGCCATCAGGAAGAGGAGTCTAAACATAAACTCATTCTTCATTGTCAACTCAGCACGTGCTGCGTCATCCATATGTCGAGCAATTCCATAGTAATCCAGAATCTTCAATACGCAGATATCGATAAGATATGCACAAATGGAAACACAGATCATGTCATTATACAATCTCTTTCTTCCAAATGATTCATTGTGAAAAATATCATCAAGTACTGCAGTAACGAAGAGGTTGGAGTTGATGACATTGGAATCTGTATCAACCAAGAGAACGGTATTTCGTTTATGATTATTCAACTTGGCGATACTGTCGGGTGTGAGATATTCTACGAAGCAATATTTTGTTGCATATGCACGCAACTGTTCCATTTCCTTTTTGATCGAATCGGGAACCTGATATGGATTCATAAACATCTCATCCGCAACCCATTTATTGTATTCGCGAACATCTTTGAACTTTCCATCAAATTTGGATGGGATGTCAGATTCTGATGCTTCATAATTTGGAAGCTTTGTTAAAATCTTTTGCAGCAACTTCTTGATGGGTTCATGGGTAATCATAAACTCATTGAGGTTATTCGCATAATATAAGAATACCCTCTGATCCTCAGATAAGTTTGAAATGTATCGATTTAATACGTCATCATCCCCGATAAAGTATTGGTAAAAGTGTTTCTTGATCCGCAATGTACATTCTTCGACGGATGGGATTCGTACCCATTTCTCAATCTTAACATCCTTCTTGGTTTCGAAAATGCGTTCCATCCAATCATAACACTCATTGATGTTGAAGAATTTTTGATTATCTCCAAGATATCCTTCAAACAACGCTGCCATGGTTGTGATGATGCTTTGCGCCATTAGTGTTGTTGCAGCTGGGGAATATTTTGTATAGAATGCTGCCGTCGGGGTTCCACTTCCACCATACTCCGCATTCATAATCACTTTCTTATTCCCCTGAACAAGATCACCCTTCTTATACTCATAACTACCAGGCGCATATCCAAACATCTTTTTCTTCACAGCTTTACGATCTTTCTTAAGACCACGCAACATGTTTGATGTCGGAGAGCGAAGTGTAGATGGTTGCATATAAAATGTTCCATTCCCAGATACGACTGGTTGTTTATTATCGATATAATTTGTCAGTTTGGATAATGTTGTCTGACCTTTTGCTTTTGTCACGTTATTATCCATATAAATGGATGGGTCTTTCATAAACTCATCATATTTACTTTTAACGAATTTTTCAATATCTTTTTTGGATGCCTCTGGATGAATACGAGCCAAAACGGATACTGCCTGATCAATATATTTATTTTTAATTCCCATGATTTTGAAATCCTCTCACGCAGAAATTATTTTTGTAAAAATATATAATTCACCGTACCTATACGGTGAAACAGGGCAGACAATTATATAATTCCGGAATTAAAATATACTACTTATCGAAAGGAGAACTTTGTTATGGCTAAACCAGTTTTCAAGCTGTGCGTTCCTGATTTTGAGGAGAGTAAGAAGTGGATTCCTGTCACGGTTGCTGACGATCCCATTACGAGCACAAGCCAGGGTACAGCTGAGATTACTTTCCCTGCCAATACAACGGCAGTGGATAAGGTTTACACGATGGAAATCTATGTGGATGATGTGAAGCAGAACATCACGATGCCAACCGTTACGGTTAAGGCTTCGACGAGTCCTACGCCTCCCCCATTCACACTTCCTGAGGGTTCCGTAACAGCAAGCGCATCTGAGCTTCCTGCTGCAGGCGGTTCCGTCACGATGACGGTTAACGTTGGCGCTGGCGTTACTCCCTGATAATTGAACTTAGTTCATATTGTCGAGAATATAGGAGGGGCGAACGCCCTTCCTATATTTTTTTTTACACAAATGATATATTATTTCTGTAATAGGTTTAATGTCTTAAGGAGGAATATGATATGCCAGCAGTTAGTGCAATGGAGAATTTTATTTCGAATATTCGGCAATATCGTCAGGGAGTTCAGAATCTCTTTGACAAAATTCTCACGTATAAGTATGAGATCTCTGTAGAAAATCCATATGATAGCCATGCTGCCGCTCCGATGGCAGAGTGGTTAACTGATGTTGAAGGTGGTATTGAAATCTACTTCAACTATTTGGAGTGGTTCCGCGAACCGTCATCGAATGGAGTGAATAATCGCTTCGTTCTTCGACTCGATCGCAGGAACTACAATTATGATGCATTTACCTACGATATTGCGCTTCTGGAAATGCGGAATGGTCATACGAATCATGTATTCAATGAAGAGTATGGGCCTCTCATCGAGAACATCGATTGCTTCTATGCGTTCAATATGTTCATGAATCTGATTCGTATGTGGGAGGATGGACTGGTTAACGGCATCGATGTATATCGGTTCCATGATCGCAAACTGATTGCGGAAGAAGAATGGATGCGCTCATATAACCAGACAATTGCTGTACTGGATGAATGGAAGAAAGGTAATGCTGGCTCTAATTGATAAATCGTGTTTTTATCAATTAGAAAAGGAGGGAAATCCCCTCCTTTATTTTTATAAAAAATATGGAGGGATTCAATCCCTCCATCATTTAATATACTCATGAACATATCCATCATTTGTGGTATAGAAAATTTCTCGAATTCCGCACTCTTTAATTTTTTGCATACATGCGTTACACGGACGACACATTCGTATGGTACCATCTTTACTCTCTCGATAGATATACATCTTTGCACGAGATAGATCTATATGCTGGCACTTCAATAACGAATTCATTTCTGCGTGAAGAAAATGTTTACATTTACCATCATCATCAAACCGTAGCACATTTAATTTTGCTTGATCTGGATGCGATTTGGTTTGATTCATTCCGGTTGCAACAATTCTATTTCCGATAACGATAATTGCCCCAATTCGAATACGTCGAACGGTTGATTCCAGTGAAGTTTCTCGCGCAATCTGAAGAAATCTTCGCTGTCGTTTTGTCAACATATTTGATGTTCACCAGCCTTCATATAGTAAGATATGCAAATATAATATATCTGTGTGAAATGGATATATATTATATTTGTATGGGGAATTTGTTTCTATTTGTTAGGAGGAAGTAAAATGTCGTATAAAAGAAATATGTTTGTAGAAAATCTTGACAATATTCTTCAAGATGTAAATGAGGTTTTCATTCTGGATCGCAGTGGGTGTATCGTTGAGTTACAGTACGATGGAGAATACTACAGTGCTATGGCACGTGTGTATTATTTCAAGAAGTATCCAGAAGAATGGAAATTCTGGTTTGATACCGTTAGTCCGGCAGCATCGGTTGCAGAGATCCGAGATGACATTCTTGGGGAGCCATGTGATATATCATATGTATCCAGTTCTCCGATCAAGCTGGCAATCATTCAGCTTTTGGCAAATCGGAAAGATTTGCGCGATATTATTATAGAGGCCGATGGACAAATTGTCATCGAATAAGGAGTGGATTGTAATGGTTCCATTACGAAAAGATTATCTGAAGCAGTATTTAAAAGCAGTTTCACTACTGGCTATCATAGTAGTTATACCTGTATGCACATTGAGTCTTGGATTGGATCTCATTCATGAGGGATATATACTCCTCGGAGGAATATCGTTGACAGTATTCACTATTGCTACATTGTGGATTGGATATCAGGCGATATTCATGATGGATTATATGCAAGAATTGGAGGATGACGATGATTGATCCAGTATGGACTCCGCCGGTAAGTCGACGGTTTGACCCTGAAGAAGCAGTGCTGTGCACTGACCCAAGGTACTATAGAGCAATGGTTGAAGCTGAAGAAAGAGAAAAGGAACGAGAACAAACGCAATCTCAGCAGAATCCGTCCAAGGATGCTTGTTCGGAAAAATCAAAAGCTGTAACAGATATCCATGACATAGATGCGCTGGAAATAATGATGGAGCGTGTTGCTCGCCGCGTTTATCGGGAATGCCGGAAAGAAGATTTGATGAGAGAGACCGCATATCTCCTTAATATGAAGGGGTGATCTAATGGATAATCGTTTGGAGTTCTTTGACGAACTGTATGCACGGATCCTCAGTCATGATAGATCCACTGTTATCACCCATACATATTCAATCGATCAAGATGTGTGGATGAAGACAGAATCGAATATCATCCTGCCCACCTTCTTTACAGAAGATGGAAAGAAAATACCGACGCGTCTGATCGATCCGCTTAAGATTGAGGAGACGATTTATACCGAGCCATTCAAAGAACCGAAGAAGGACGTTATCATTGCAACGATCCCTCAACTGTTCACGAGGCTCATAGACGCATGGTATCGACGCGTTGTTAAAATTCATCTTATCGTCGGAGAAGAAGAATTTGTTGCGAATGACAACTTCATGCAGGATATCAGACGCATCATGAGAAGTGCTCTTTGTTTCTCTATGGAGAATTATGGGAGCATTCGTCTGAATGATATGCTGAAAGAAAATGGATATACATACAGGGAGAGATTGTAATGCGAGAAATGTTCAAAAATGATCTCGAAGGGCTCATTACGAACGGATGGATATCAGAAATCGACATTGCATCTATTTCATATGCTGGAGTTGATGAACTCAATAAGACTCTCAAGTGTATGGTGATCGGAGATGCACCACTCCGTTGGATGTCATTTCAGCTGAAGAGATTCATGTATCCCGGTGTATCTCCATATTATCACACGATCAATGATGAAGAGGACGATATTCGATCGTCGATCGTTATCCATGATACCGCGGGTGATGTTATGGCAACGATTTTGAAATTCATTGAATTTGAAACCGCTGGTCCCGGTCATCAAAAATTTCACTTCTTTGTGGATCGTGAGAAAGTAACGTTTAAATTTTAATTGAAAGGGGGATAATTCATATGAGCTCGGCACAATATCTTGAATGTCCTGCAGACATCATACACCTTCTTCATCGCGATGATTATGAACGATCTAATGTCACCGTATACGTTGAGAAAGGTTTCTATTACGATGATCTGAGGTCAAAACCATTCATCCTCACATTTATTCCACTTGGGTTCGATAAATATATTCGAATCCATCGTGACTTCGATGACTATTCAGTACACCCATCCGCGGGTCGAAGCCTCGAGGATGCGGACATTCGTGAACTGGAAACAGTCGAAGTACCAATTGTTGATTTCGATGATGTGTTCCGAGAAATCGTATTTCTGATGGACGAGCAAGCAAATCATCCACAGGATGAACAAACTCAAATCATCATCGACGGACAAACATATCTAGCATCCGATCAATACATTCATGATTATCTTTACATCCGAGATGTATGGAAGATTGATCGTACTGGCGTCAAAGTATGATAAGCTAATTTAAAAAAGAAGGGGGATTACTCCCTCCTTTCTTTTTTATTCCCTATATGAATGATATATTATAACAATAGGAGGGATGATAAAGATAAAGAAAGAATTAGATTCATTCTGTTATTGTTAAAATTTGATTTGTGTCTTAGAGGAGGAATTGGAGTATGCCCTCAGAAAAATACAAACAGGAAGCATTTGATATTCTGGAAAAGATGAACGATGATGAACTTGAAGAAGTTCTTCTGAAAATTGGTTCAATTCGCCAATGGAGAAATAATTCAGAAGACAATACACCAAAGCGTCGTCAGATGAAAACATTCGACAATTTCATTCCATGTTTCAATGAGATTATGAATCACGGAAATGGAAAGTTTACTATCATCAAAAAGATGAATGTAGGGTCGAATAAGAATTATACGAGAGTTGCATATCATGCTACGGTGGAAAATCCAAACACGCACAACGTTGTAGATACTGTGGAATATCATACAGATGGTGTAGATTCTGATATGGTTGGAATAACTCGAAGATATACATTCGACGAGTTTACGCGGGAAATATTTGATAAAGATTTTCTGTATAATGGAACTATGTTGGAATTACACGGTGGTGGAATTGTTTATTATGGAGGAATCGATTTCATTCAGAGTATCAAGGAAGCTGTAATTAAATCGGTTCTGATTTCGGGGTTAGCGCTCAATGGATATACAATGGCGAAGTAAGTGAAAATATGGGCGTTGTATTGGGAGGCTTAGAAAATAACATGGCGGAAACGAAATATATCCAATCAGTAGATTCGTTGCGACAGTTGATTCGTGACACAAAGCAGAAGTTGACAATTCAATGGTTTAAATATGAGGAATATGAATCTCGTCCACAGAAACGCGTATACGAACGTAACCAGGTTTCTCATGGTTGCTGGAATATTGTATCGCCAAAATGTATGATCTCAGATGCATATATTGACGATGAAGATGTTTGCGGATTTATTCTGCTACTCTGTTGTCAAGAAGGTGATGCAACATGCGATATTCAGATAGGGAGTGATGATTGTTCTGCAGATGTATTTTGCATCAAAGAAGATGATTTCCCTGAATTCATAGGTTATGTATTGGCGTCGATAAGGAAATATTCAAAGACATAGGAGGTTTACATGATGATCATTCCAAGTGAAGATAAAAATAGTCCATTGTCAATTATGGTGACGAAGGATGTTATTCGTCTTGGGTATCTTCAAAATTTTGAAGATTGTCAATTCGATCGAAAAAGGACATACACATTCTACGAGTATACTGAAAAGATCATTCAATTCTTGAAAAAAGAATCGAATCGGAAAATATATCTCGGGCTTGGTCTAAAATATATTGCGACAATGATGGTACAGCTTGAGTTACTTCTTGGGGATCGATTGAATACGAGTGGCTACGATGTTATTCATAACGATGAACGATACGGTATTCGCCACGTCGGATATAGATATATCGTCATATTCCGATATCCGTCCAATTTAAGAAAGAATTTAGTGTTCACATATCTCGAATATACAGAATATGGTACGCTGAATACGTTACAGTTATCCACCCGTGATAGGGAGAAGTTGCCATCGTCGACCCATCTTGAAAAAGGTGGTTTATCTCGTGAATTTGGAGATCTAGAACTCTGTGAAAAAATTTATAAAATTATTTCAGAGAAAATAAATTACGATATTGGGTCTCCTCTTCAATATTCTATTCCAAGCGAGTTTTGTGGGTTGATTGATGCAAATGATATCAACGCTGCACTTGGTACGTATATCGATGATATGAAGAAGTTACTTCCAATCACCGTTAAAGATCGTATCCTCGAAAGCCCGTACGATTTCCAAAGTGCATATGAAATACTGAGCGAGCGTTCACCATTGGCCATGTATGGGCGTACCAAATATATGGAATCGTTCAGTAAAGTTCATAGCATATATTCGACAAGTCCAGCAATGCTGATTAAGCTTGCAGACCTATATGTGCTGTGCATCATCGTTGATGGTGAATATTTCAAGAGATACCTACCATCAAGCTTTCGGGCAATTATGGCGGAAATAATCCGTTTGTGACAACAATTGAAAAATTCCGCAGGTTCCTATATGGATTACCGATGATCATTAAGATCATCTCTCATCGACACCCATTTTGGTTCACCTTTTCCATCCTTGCCCTCTGCGAAGGTCGCTCTTCTGCAGAAGAAGCGATATGCTACCGTGAGGAGAAAGAACGTAAATTGATTATGGGTGATCGAAAATTTGGAGAGAACTTAAACGCTTAATTCATTCAATGAATGAATAGAAGGGGAACATTCCCCTTCTATTTTTTATATTTTATTAAAAAAATTATATATTATTTTTATATGAGGGAGATAGAAATATCTCATCACTGGATCTGATATTTAGGAGGAATATAGGATGTCACAGAAATTTATTGATCAGGCATTGGATCGGAATAATGATTTCAGAGAGCTTTCAAAGCGAATGAACATCATTATGGAGCGATATCTTGATTATCGTGGGTATACCGTTGAAACGCCAGAGCTATTTGTAAATTGGCTTCGAGGAAACGATAGTGTATACATACGATATCTCGATTCAGAAGAAGAATTGCGTATCGACATTGAAAAACAATTCGGCCAATCAGATCGCGATCCGCGTCGATTTATGGGACTTGAATGCGAAGAGGTTACACTCTCATTTTCGCTGGTTCGTCGCGCAAACGGATTCGTATGCAGTCCTGCATACTATCCGGCAGTCGTATTTCATACGCATGGTGATGATGTTGCGGATTATCTGTGCTATTTCGCAGAACTTCAAGAGGAGGGGAAGATTCGGATGGATATCATTAGTCAAGGCGTTACGAATCTCAACGATGAACACTTGAAGGAGCATCTCGGTATAGCGAAGGAAGGTTAAAATATCTCATGTCGAATGAACTGGATAGTATCGTCATACGCACAATGGACGATGTGTATGATCACATCAAAAATGGTGAGAATGTGATGATCATCAACGACCATCCAGCTAAAAATGGACTCCTGACAAAAAAGGTCCAGTATATCCATTTTCATAAGGATGAATTTCTCCGTATTGTGAGTATCGATACAGAGAAAGGATGGCATCCTGGAACGGGTAGGATCTATGATCCGAGTAGGACGGAAGACTTTCGGCACAAAGTATCAATTCCGGTCTACAAACTTCATGAAGTTTGTAGAGATGTCATTGAGTCTGCGCGGAAAGGTGCAACAATTCTCATCGGTAGAGACATCGTATCATTTCAGCTTTGATCTGGAATAAAATAGAAAGGGGTAGATGCCCCTTTTTATTTTATCGTATCTTCTCCATAGTTATTGATATATTATAATCATAGAGAAGTATAATGAATATCTATATAGGAGGAAACTATCATGTTGGAGATTATTGGGTTTATTCTTGTGATTGCAATCCTTGCATCATACGTATTCGGGATCATTGGGTGGGCAGTCAACAACAAGTGGTTCTGGTTCTCAGACAAATTCCCTGCACTGAGAAAGAAGCGGTTTTCGTTGCCGCTTCACTTCTTCGTATACCCGTTCGTTATTGCGATGATGATCGCCATCATCACGCCAAACAATACCACACCGTCACATAATGAGGCGGAGGCTCCGGCGGCAACATCCGTGGAACCGACGATTATTGGCGA